CTCTTCTAGACCAGATCAGGGATGAGCATGAGCCTAATCCGTGTCCTTGTACTTGTTCTCGACGGCTCACTTTGGCTTTGATCACGAGAGTGTACTTGGCCCCGGGGTCTTGTGCGGCCATGGGACCAGCGAGGATCTCAAAATCGACAGAGTGTCCGTGGCAGTAATGAATGAGTTGGGCTCCGGGTTGGAGGAGAACCTTTTTCTTGCTTCCAAATGTGGCTCCGTCCATGTAATGTTCGCCTTCACGGAAACGGCTACGAATAAATGCCTCCATCAATTCTCGTTGCCGCACGGCCATGGCAAATCCCTCTTCGAGATCGGCAATGCCTGAGCGATGGGCCACCAGAGGTCCAGATTTTGCCAAGGCAAGGACTTTCCCCTCCTGGACAGGGTGAGATGGCGGGGTCTGGACGATCGTGCCTTCCAGGGGTGGTTCCGCCGCTTTCACGACCGTCAGGGACAGCAAGGTTTTATAGACCTTCTTCGGGTCTTTCTTCCCTGGTTTTTCCTCCCAGGTGTAATCCACCGTGGCATTGATATTGGCCGCAGCCGTTTTGAGGAGTTCAGGCTCAAAGGACCCAATCTCCGATCCATCATCGAAGGTGATGTAGCCGGGGCCTCGCCCTCGGCGTCCAGTGAGCGAGACGATGATGCCTTGACGTTGTTCCATGCGTGCCCTCCATAATGCGTGGGTGTACGAAAATCCCTTGGCTCAGTGCGGGGAGAATTTAGCCCACGATGGGTCTAAATAGAACCTGACGCGGGATTACGCTGCCTCATTTCCCGGAGACAGACCAAGGGAACGGATACAATCGACGAAGATGGTTGACCAGCGTTGTGTAAATTGGATGCTCTGTCCGCGTCCAATATATTTATACCATCGTACCTCACTTCCACTCGGTTTGTGGAAGAAGTTTGGGGCATCGTGTCCACACTGGGGGCATGTTGATTCTTCACACCAGCAATATGGGCGGATATAGAATGTTGCATTTTCAAAGTGGCATCCGTATCCGTAGGTCCCACCAAGGAGTCCTTCGGTGGCTTCAGCGAGACCCTGTTCATGGAGAATCTGCGTCAGGAGGACGAGTCCTTCTGTGATTCCGTGATCCCCAGGGACGCTCACAAGCGGGGGATCAGTCTGCGAGTGGTTCTTTTTTGTCATGGGCAATCTCCTTATACTGTTTGTAATACCTTCCTCGAACTCCGTCTCGAATATTATATTCCTGTCTCATATGTTCGTGCGCGCGCTCCCACGCTACGAGATAGAGGAGTGCATCGGCTTGATGCTGGGAGATGGCTTCGGGTTGAATGACGCGCCATCGGGCAGCCAGGGTCCGTTTGGCCCACGCGAGAACATCTGCTTTGGAGGCACGACCATTTTGGAGTACGGCTTTTTTGGCTCCTGAGGCGGTAACCATCCACCAAGGAATATGATTCCATGCGGCCCAGGCTTTTAATCCACCAATCGGACCTGCGATGAGCCAAAGAAATGGCTGTTCAATAATAATAAGATCTGGTTGTTGATTGGCTACTGCCGTGAGAAGACGTCGATAATCTTCTGCCTCTGATTCAGTTTGTTTGAATCTGAGTGTTCCAATGGAGACCGAATTGAGGGCACGGTCCCATCGAATAAATCCTCCGGTTGCGCGGCCAGGGACATCAATGCTGAGAATGATATTCGGTGGTGTCATCATGGAGAACCCTATTGAGATTTTCCCACGATTCAGTGCATGTTTTACAATACACATTCACGACATAGTCAGAGATCCGTGTTCGTGGGGCCCCCAGGGACCACCCAATGGAGTCTTTGCAACTGGCACAACAGACTTCGTTGAGAAATCCAATCGGAACGACGGTGCTCATTTGTAACCTTGTGTATTCGTGAATTCAAGCCACAAATTAGTGTATGCAAGTTGCTGTTCTTGAGTTCCGTGTAACTTAATGAGAACTTCTATGTCGGTAACCAGCAGTCTTTGAATACATACATGTAAGGTTTCTGAATTTAGGGGTGCAGATGCTGTTTGTTCTTTGAGGATAGCACGTTGATCTTTGATCCATTGCTTCAAATATCTGTAGGTACGGATCTTCATGGTCAACGCATACTTGGCCCGATGCTGCCACGTTAAATATTCTGAGATGGGGAGGCGTTGTTTGTTTTCTCCAATTCGGTTCGGGTCAGCAAGTTGAAGTTGAATGGATTGGATTTCCTCCCACAAAGCAAAGGCTTGTGTTTCAGCCTCCTCCAATGAGGTTGGTTCCTTCCAATCGGGTAATTCTTGTGTGCTTTTCATAGATGCTCCTATATTGGAATATCAGTCCATGATCGACGTGGTGTATCGATGCGTTCCGCAGGTGCACATTCACGCCACCAGGGGCAGGAATCACCGCAGAGCCACGTGCGACAGAGCGGGAGGATTCCAGGGTTCTTGGTGTCAATGGCAGTCGTGAGGAGATCACGTGTATTAAAAATGCGTTGTTCCAGATTCAGGAATTCTTCTGTGGACATGGTGACTTCATAACATCGAGGTTCCGGGAATGTCTGTGAGGTACGACTTTTCAAATTAATGTACAAGACCCACAGGTATCCACGGGTCGTATTACGAAGAACCATGTATATGACCAGTTGTTCCAAGTAGTTGTGGTACGTGCGTCGAATGGTTTCATCCGTTGGTTCTGAAGATGATCGCGTGGTCTTGAGTTCGATTGGATGTCCATCATCATCTTCGAGGTCTGGAGAAAAGAGAATCCCGTTGGACTCATTGGCTCCGGTGTCCGTGGTGTCCGAGTTCACCTCCCCAGGGACATGCACGTCAATGACAAAATGGTGGAGGATTTTCCCAATGACAAAGAGCCAGATGGATCGTTCTGTCAACGGCTTCGGCACGATGGTTTTCCAATAGGCTAATCGGGGATCAAGCAGATCAGAGGCATGGATACCGGACAACCGGTCTGCATTTCCAGCGTCAATCCATGCCCTCGCTTTCTCCGTGAGTTGGACCTCTTGGAACTCATTCCGAATAATCGAAAGCGGGGGCAATTTGAGCATTAGCGTCGAGGGGCTACACGTCGTACGGGCGGGCGAGGAGTCGGTTCTGGTGTGCGAAGACGTGCTGGAGGCTCAGGCTCGTCTGGTTCTTGCTCGCCTTCTGGGGCATCCTCGTATGTGGCATGCCCTTCCGGGGCTTCGAGAAGGTCTGCTTCCGATCCCGTGCCTCGAGTACGGCCTGTTTTCGTGCCTGGGAGCGGAGACGTCGCTTGTTCTTGCCGTGGGGTTCCCAAACAGACATGAAGAGTGTAGGGGGCTCGGTGCGCTCCGCCAAACTGTCCATTGTTTTCAAAGACGAGCACTCGAATGGGAAGGTTCTCCTGTACACATTGTTGCAGGAGTTCGACCCACTGGGTTCCAACGGAAGGGCTTCCTTGGCGATCTTGATAGAGAAGGTTAATATTTCCTGTTAGTGCTTTTCCACTTTTGCTTGGGTACAAACCTCCAAGTTTGAGAAGTGGCGGGCGATCTGGGTCAACATTGGGCTGAGGAGATCGTGGGGGTTGCGGATGTCGAAATGGCATAGACGCCTCCAAGTGTGGGTGCACATCGTCGATACGTTATTTTATAATGCCATCGTGGACTCTCCTGCTTGACCCAGGGGCAGAAAACAGGTCAAGACTCTTTCCTGCCATCCACGGTGGCAAGATAAATATAGCAGCACTGCTCGGTTGAAGTCAAGCGTTACGTACCAATGTTGTGAGGCAGCCAGAACCGATTCTTGTTGCGGTGGTTTTTAGAGATTGTAGATCTGTGATGAGGATGTATAAGAGTGTATCTAATGTGCCCCACGGCATGTGAATACGTAAGCTCCAAGAGTTCCAAGAGGAATGACTCGTGTGGTAGTAGCGGAGATCAAATTGGTTGTCGTGTGGATGTGGTGATAAGTTAAATGTGCTTCTCTCTTTTGTTTTCACAGGGTAAGGCGGGCATTGACAGGGGAGACAACACCAATGTTTTTGCACAGGGTGTAGTTTCCAGGGATATAGTGTGAGTTCCGGGGTGAATAATTGCACGTTTACAGGGTTGTGGGAATATAGTTTTTCTACTGTTGGAAGAGTCGCGGGGCAAATGATTGTTTTCATGATTGGTGATATTTTCATTATCGTTTCTCTTCCTCGAATAGTTGTGCTCGCACCCATTTTTCTTTGGCAAGGCGGTCGGCGTGTTGTGCTCGTGCAGTTTTTATGCATGCCACACGACGTTGTAACAGAATCACAGCAACATTTCGATTCTCGCTGTAGCTTGATTCACGATACTGTGGTTGTGTGCGTAGTACGCAATCCACCAACGTCGGTGGCGACGGAACACCCGGCCATCTCCCCACATTTGTTTCGATTGGGTCATTGTTTTACTTTGTCTATTCTGTCGCTCATCGCGCCCCTCTGTCGGCACGTAGCGCCGGAGTCGGAAGCGGTCATCGGGGTTCGCCTCGCGCCAGTGCCGGACTTCCGTCCGACCTGCATCACGGGATAGGCTCCCTTCCACCGTTGACTCCCATCGTCCGTCCAGGCGCATCTCGACCACCCAGATATGTCGGTGCGGCTTAGGCATCGCGTCCCTCCAAGGCAACGTTGATCTGCGTCATCAACTCTTCGCCGGTTTGGCCAGTTGCTTCATCACGGATGCCGATAGAGGCAAATTTCTCAACGACGTAGCTTGCCGCTATCAGCGCCGCCTCCAGGCGGGCGATGCGGGTTCGGAGATCGCTGAGACGAAATGCCTGCACGGAGTTGCCGGTACAGACGGCATCATAGGCGATACAGGCAACGCAGTCAGCATGCTTCGCCTCCACTCGCTCCAGCGCCGCCTGAGCGGATGGAAGGGCACGAGCCCACGCCGTCATTGCTTTCGCGTGCTCGACCACGGCCTCACATGTGCAGCTGGCAAATCAGCAATAAAGTCTGTGCGATCGGCCCCGATAAAGCCCCCGCCCAGCTTCCAGGAGCGTGCGGATGGTGACGAAGTCTGGAGTGGTCATGATCGGTCTTCTCGGGCGGTACGATATCCAGGGTATGATGCGTGGATTGGTTCTTCTGGAAACCACTTTTCACCTACTCCGAGATTTCCGAGTCCTCCGATGAGGACTTTACCTGTTATGCTATTGCGTGCCTTGACATATAGATTTGCATTATCTCCAAGAATGCCATGAATACGTCGATTTAATTTTGGTTTGTGCTTACGTTTTGTCATTGAATTATTACCTCCTTGAGTGTTCCCCAGTTGGGTCCCACTTTCAATTCAACGCGAAGGGGGACTTTCAGGGTGAATCCAAACGCACGAGTATCAGGATTCTCACAGATGGATTTGACGAGGCGGAGGACTTCAGGTCGTTCTTTCCGTGGGTTTTCAATGACTATGGCATCGTGCACCTCCCCGATGAGACGGCTTTTCAGTTTGCGTGTTTTTAGTTCATGGTCAATTGTTTTAAGTGCAATGAGTGTAATATCCGATGCAGTCGCCTGGGTCGGGTAGTTGAGCCACTTTCGATGTCCGGCTTCCGTGGCTGGGAATGACCACTGTCGATTGAATGGGCTGACAACCGGGTGTCCATTAGCAAGTTCACGTTGTCCATATTCGCTATATGCTTGGTACCCGGAGAAAGTAGAGAAAAAAGTGTCAATATACTGCTGCATATCTGCTTCTGGAATCCAAGTTGTGCCATCGGTGTCTTGGAAGATTTTCCATGTTAATGAATTGGCTTTAATACCGAAGATCACTGCAAAATTTGTTAATTTTCCGGTTGCTCGTTCGATTGGATAGCGTGCTTTGAATGTTTTCCCTTCTTCTTTGGTAGCAGGTTCTTTCAATCCGAGCACACGTGCTGCCATGATTGAATGAATATCGAGCCCCTCACGAATCCATTTCAGCATGAGTGGATCTTCCGAGCGATTTGCTGCCACGCACAATTCCAACATATTATAATCTGCTGCAATAATATCGTCGTACCCCGGGGATGGAATGATGGCCGTTCGTACGGACTCGGGCACATTTTGAAGGTTAAACCGTTTCGAGGAGAGCCGTCCTGTTGCAGTCACACCCAATGAATATTCTGAATACACACGTGTATGATCGCTGTTATTTAACCATGGAATGTAGTATGTCGATTGAAGTTTCTCTTTTGTTCGATACTCAAGGAGATCCGTCAACAGGCGAATGAGTTCCATTTGATTCGTGCCAGTGGCTTGGTGTCGTGCCCACAGGAGCGAGAGTTTATCAACGCTGTAGCCTGTGAGATTCTTGTATAAGGGTTCTGCCTTCCATGGTGGGCTATACAGCGTCTTTGCCACTTGAATGTCGCTGTTAATATTGTCCACGTTGAGTCGTTGTTTCAATGATTCTTCTGCTTGTTGGAGCCATTTTTCCGTTTCAGATGCCCAGGAGGCGAGCAGTGGGTGATCTAGCGCCATCCCACGGCCCCCCATTTCGGCCAGGATGGGCAATACATCCATGGCGAGGGTCCAGATGGCCCCCATGTGGAGATCGTCGATCTGGGGGGCAAGGAGGCGCTGGAGGAGGATGGGGGCTTGGGCATCCCCTCCGCAGCGTTCATAGAGCTGTTCATCGGGCATGGCATCAAAGTCTTCAGCCTCGAGTTTTCCTAAGGTGGTTCGCCACTGTCCGATGTTGGTTGAGCGGAGTGCGAGCGCCTCAAGTCCATAGTCATCCATGTCGGGCCACACCCAACGGGCTGCCACGTAGGTATCAAAGTAATTGACATTCGTGGGGAGTGGGTGCCCGGCTCGAATGAGCATGCTCAAGTCTGAGATGAGATTATGCCCGACCAGTGTGACTATGAGGATCTCCTTACGGTTTCGATCTCAAGAGTCGAGCACGCCAGCGTTGTTCTTGTTCCGGCGTCAGGATCACGGTTGTGTCGTTTGTTTTATTAATAAGGCGAACATATCCTGGACCGACTTCAACACAGCCCAGGCGATAGACACGACGAAGGACAATAGTAATGACAGCTGACGGAGAACTGGATGACATTATTTAAGGTGATGGTGTTTCTATTTCTAAATCATGCATGATTTTATACAACTTCTTTTCTCGTCGTTCAGCTGGAAAGAATGCAACCGCCGTAATCCCTATTGCGTAAAGGTCTTTCATTGCCTTGTCTGCAAGGTCGTTATGCTTGTAGAATCTCTTTCGTATCTTGCCAGATTTGGTGCAATACAGATTTCCAAACTTTGGCATATCGCCTCCTGTTAAATTGGGGTGGCGGGCTCCACAGGCCCGTGCCTTACCGTTAGGCTACCGCCACATTCATGCATGAATGAATTAAAACCCCTCTCCGTGACGTGGGGCTTCGTATGGTTGGCCTTTTCTATCAGCTGATTCCATTTCCTTTGTACGTATCCAACGAAGATAGTTTTGGATACGGATGAAGATAAAGATCGCTGTTCCAAATGCAGAGAGGATGGCGACTAGATTTAGAACTTGTTCTGATAAACGTATAATAAAGTACCACTGTATAGCTGTGGCTCCAAGCGGGGCACCCGTGCGGATTAATTCAGTGATTGCCTTTGCCAGTTCGTCCATGGATTCCTCCTATAAGCTATTAACAGTTTGGCTTTATGAACCAGCAGATATTGCCTGCTGTAAGATAGTTATTACGTACCTTATCGCAAATTTCCTGTGATTCAAATGGACCAATTTGTTTTGGATGCCACCCTGACATAAGAAACCACCAGCCGAGAAATGTTAGCGTAAGAAATATTTTTGCCATTATTTCTTTTCTCCTATATGTGGTGAATATGCTCGCTGGCCGGATTCGCTGTAAGTCGGAACCGACCGTCCTAAAAAGCACGGGGGACTCACATGCCCCGTGACCGCGTGCCACACGCAGTACGCGTACTGAATATATCATGGTGCGAGAGGGGGGACTCGAACCCCCACGAGGGAAACCCCCACTGGATTTTGAATCCAGCCTGTCTGCCATTCCAAGCACTCTCGCATGTATGGTGCCCCGCATGGGATTCGAACCCATACTTTTTGGTTTTTAAGACCAATTCCTCTGCCGATTGGGATAGCGGGGCAGGGCGTTGAGTCTATTATTTTTCATCTTGTTTGATGAATCTTAGAGGATCTGGTAGGACTTCAAGGAAGTGAATATCTTGTCTGTCATGCCAGTATGCCTGTCTGCTTGAACTGAGTGGCATGACAACTGATGATAGTTTTACGTAGTTACCCGATTCAGATACTTCCTGGACTATGGCCTCTCTAATTTGAGTGTCTTTGCTCCCACAGAGAACTCGTTTTCCAACCATGGTTTTCCAATCGAGTACCCGTGTATTCATTCTGTTTTTTCTCCTTTTGATTTCCATTCTCCGCAGTATAGATCGCCTGGCACTAATGGAAATCTTTCAACTGGATAATTTCGCATAAATGGATACGTTGACTGGCCGGAGTCTGCCGTTGGTGGATACCGATGACAGTGTCCGATACTGACTGGTGAATCACGTTCCCACTCGACATAGAAGAAACAGACAAGACACGTACGTATTTTAGATTTTACTCCAGTGTCCATCCTTTGTTTTCCTCCCAAATAATACATGGAAGACCAGCACGTTTGCTAATCTTAACCATATGATTTGTTCCCTTTGAATGTTCACGGTTGACAAAGAAGGCAATCACAAGATCAGGTTTTCCTTCTGTGAACATCTGCTGGTTGCGAATCGGGCCTGCTCTTCGTCCATACCGTGTCCAGTCCGCCGGGTAGGCACGTACATGGAACTTGAGGAGCGTCGCAACGTGTGCGGCTAGTGTGTCTGCTCCTCGGGCTGCCCCGTGAATCAGTGTCGGACGTGGTGTAGAAATCTCTTTTACATACGAGAGAAGGAACCACATTGGATAACTATTTGAGAATGTGCGTTCCCCTGTAATGAGTACACGGAGGTGCTTTGGACCAAAATGTTTGAGGAAATTCTTAATATAGTGGTCTGTTTTTGCCATCTCGATGAGAGCGTCCATAGTCTAGTCGTTTATTTTGACAACACGTCCGTGTTCAATAATACATTTTCCAAGGGGATGAAGCTCAGCGTTCATCATGCAGGATTCATCCCAGCCGTGGGTGATTGATTTGAATCCATATTTATCTTTTGATTGTTTGCCGCACGCCAAGCATACATAGACATGTCCTTCAGGCGCATCCTTATTTCCAAGTTCTGCTTCGAAGTCTCTTTCAGGCTGGCAGACAGGGCATCCACGGCCGTAACATGTATCACACAGTTCTTTTTTCATGAGTGCATTTTCTCCCGCAATGTACGCAATAAGTATCGGAGTGCACTATGACAGCGCCACAGCGGCAGATCGTGTTTAAGTGTTTTCCGCATTTTCCGCAGTAATTAAATGCACTATAGTTTTCGTGTCGGCATTTGTTCATTTCTTTTTACCTTTTATTACTACTTTCTTTGCAGTATTTTTGATTGGTCTTCTGGTGTTGTAGTCAAGAACAGGTTGTGCGAATGCCTCTGACATTTGTCGATAAGCTGTCCATACCTCGTTAATCGTTTCCCCGCAGATACTGATGGCGTCTTGAGTCACAGCATCTGGTTTTCCGTTGTCATCGTAGTACACTTCGTGGATTGCATAGACGCCCATTCGAGCGCCTGGAGTTGTTTTAACATCTTTCCGGTATACAAGGCGATAATTCCATGTCATGAGTTTTTTTCCTCTCCATTACAGTTGATACCCTGTTTTTCTAAGTAGGATCGAAGAGATATGAAAGCCATGTCAATAGGATGATCAACATCCCAGACTACAAACATATCAAAATCTTCTTTACTTGGCATTCGTTTTCGTAGCGCATCTATATCGTTGAACGTGGCAACTTCTTTGCTGACAACAATGAGTCGAACACCGGTCATTGTTTTAATGGTTTTCTCCTTTCTTTTGATACGGGTTATGCCTGTTGGACCCAGGTTCGGCACAAGGTGGGTTGATGTGATCAGAGCAGAGCGTTTGATCGTGTGGACAATCATCCGGAGATTGTGTGTTGACGTCTGGTAACCAGTGTCCGTTTGTGCAATATAGAATGACATCATGTTCAGCCAGACAGATTTCTGTCTGATCTTCAATCCCACAATCAACACAATATGCACCCGGCCAGCCCGACCAGTGGTGATCGTTCATTTGATTGTCAATCGCGCCAGGATTCGTCGTTCTTGTTCAACGGTTTTTGCGTGCCCTTTCTTTGCAGCCGCAAGGCTGGTATAGTGTACTCGATATCCGTCGCTGGGACCATTGAACACTATGGTTTCCCATAGCATGGGTTTTCCAGAGAGACTCCAGTTGTGGTCAAAGCTAAGGAAGACAGTTGATACGAGGATCTCCTTCGACTTTGTCTTACCTTGCTTGATTTTTGTTTGTTCTATTATTCGTTCTTTTCAAAATGCTTCGAACCACTGTGCCCATTTGAGAACATCTTGTTCTTGAACAGGTTTCCCATTTTTGAGGATGTAGTAAGGACGTGTGAACATGGTTTTTTCTTACCTCCTGAGATATGTACTATTTAGCTTCTTCGAGCCATTGGAGAAAACTTGGGATATCCTGACTCTGAGCTACCATCTTCCAGACTCCGTCTGAAAATCCGATGCACCGAATCGTTCCGTGTTGTGTCCACTCAAGGTCGATTCCAAGCAATTGAGGTGCCGGTAAATCATACATGGATGAATTCCAGGGTGCGGTTGGCATGACTGGATCTCGTGGTTTCTGAAGGTCCAGGAAGTCAGCAACCATCTCTGTCTGTGTGATGGCTCCAGATTGGCGTAGGAGAAGCTCTACAGGGTAATAGGTGGCACGAACAGGTGGGCCCCAAGGGGGGGCCGTGGGGTTCAACACACGAAGACGTGTGTGCTTGACTGTGAGATACGGGTGGTTCAACACTCCGTGGACCGCAGAGTCTCCAAGGAGCATGATGCCACGGCATCGGGACAGATCAAGTGCCGCGAGTTCGTCCAAAAGATATGCCCGGCATCGGCGAATCTGTACGATTCCAGGCGGCTTCCCGGCACAACGAACGACACTGGTGTAAAATACCGTGTTCGGGTCAATGGATGCCTTCAGTAAAACGTTTCGTAATGCATGTCCTGCTGCGTTACTGAGTATGTGCCCAATGTGATGGTCTGTTTGACGGCAGCGGTCTGTTGCTGGGCGATCACAGGTACGACACCACGTATCATCAACGTGCGACGGGTATCCCAAGATTACGATATAGTTTGGGGCCACTGACCCACGTCCCGGGAGACAGATAGACTGTGCATGTTGATATCGAGGGCACAGCCGACATTTCCCGGGTCCAATAGCTTCGGGATCAACGTGTTTTTTTGCCACGAGTTACCAGTAACCAGTCCACGGACGTGTTCCAGTATCGAACAGGAGATTTCGTGGAGTTTTCTCCTTTTCAGTGATGGTAATCAGGGGCATTTCACTCCAGGTAGATCGTACGACAAAGGTATGCCATGAGCAGGTGGTATCCGGACAGCGCAACGATGGTTCAATTGAAATTGTGTTACCCCGGTTGAAACAAATCGAATGGTTTTCTGTTCGTATAGAAGTGAGTTTCCCGCACAGAGGGCAGCAGAGCAGGAGACAAATGGTGTCGTCGAAGATCGCCAGACTCCATTCTCCCTTGTTTTCTGGAGCTTCTTTCACATGAATCAACGAGTGGGTCTTATATGGTGGTTTGGCTGGGGTGGCTGGTGAAAACCCTGACGGGAAATAACGTCTCCAAGAGCGTTGGCCGGAGTGTGACATAGGTATTCTCCTGGATCTTTCTGTTGTTCATCGACAATGACGAATGTGGGGATGTGCGGAGTCAGTTGAAGCTGTAATGCGCAGGCTTCTCCGGTCGCTGTGTTATCAAACCACACATACGTCACTGGTATGTGATATGCGGACACGAGTTGAATCAGCGTTTCTATTTGGGCGGAGCTCGGATAGATGCCAAGGGTGGCGACAGCCGTATAGGTTCGTAGGACAGCAAAGGCATCGAATGGACCCTCCACAATGACAAGCGGGCCTGGAGCGTGCGTGTCTGGTTGGACTGGGCAATAAATGGGACGTGGTCCCTCTGTCCTGTATCGTCCCGGATCGGTTCCTGTGACATCACGCCCCTGGAAGGCAACGAGAATGTCGTTCACGTACATCGGAATAATGAGGCGCTGCGACCACACTCCACCATCGCAGAAGTGAAGATCATAGCGTTCCGATTCATCCTTGGTGAGCCCGCGTTCTTTAAGATAGGCACGTCCGCGTGGGTGTACCCACGCAGGAACTGCTTCAGGCGGGAGTGCCGTTGGAGATTTTGGAACTTTGATTGTGTGCGACGGTCGTTGGTACTGTTGCCAATGCCAAGGGGTTACCATATTCGACAGACCTCATGATCGTATCGAAGCGGGAAATTCCGTTCTGTGAACCATCGCCGTGCCTTGGCAATGGAACAGTACATGACCCCTGGAACCTGTTGGGCAATAGGCCCACCGGAAAATCCTAGAATAATTGCTGCTCCAGTGGCTTTCCCCACCTTGGCCTCAGCCATATCAGAAATACTTGTGTCTCTGAAGTTCCACGAAGCTTCAGGTGATTGACTTGCAGTCCAGATGGGAACATTGTACCGCACGGAAAGCTTCTTGAGTGCGAGGTAGACAACTCTGAGACTGTGCCGAGTGGCTGTCGGATCTGTGGCGTACGGAGACAACACATCATCCGCGTGGTCAACGATGATGAGGTCTGATGCACAATGTTGAATAGTTCGTTCAATATCCTGAATGTCACAGGCCCGATCTGTGTAGTCGGCAACCCACAGACGGCCTGTTCGTTGCTGGCTTGCCCGTTGATGTCGTTCCAATAACACGTCTGCGGTTGCTTCGGCTGGACATGGGGTTCCCAGGATACATGTATCAATCCGAGGAATCAGTTCATCCTTTGATTGGTCCGCAATTGTAAGATATAAAACATCCTTCCCGAGAAGTAGCGCGGTGTCAGTAAAATTAATAAGCATTTGTGTTTTACCACGCCCAGGAGGAAGAAAAATAATGCCAAGTTCTCCAACAGCAAGGCCACGAATTTGTTGGTCTATGGGTTCAATTCCTGTTGGAATGACTGAGCGCACTTGTGGAATAGCAAGATCGTATGCAACGACAGGTGGAGGAGAGATGGCCGTAGTAAACGTGTCAAGAAATTCGACAGCACGATAGACTCTGTCAAGCGACCCATTTTTCTGTGCTTTTGCAGCTTCTTTGGCTAAATGTGCAAGAAGTTGTGTGCGAAAATATGTACGTCCTTCCTGTTCTGATGCCGGTGAACTTCCCAATGGGGTGGTCGGGAATTCACGCATGCATGTAAGCCATTGCCGGCCTTCTTCCGAAAGGATGTCCTGTGGAAATTGTTCCAAAATATCTGGAAATAGAGCCGAAGCAGACCAAAGCCAGACCAATGCACGATGTTCTTGTGCCGGAGGGATCGGAGCCATTAATAGTTCAGGTTCCGGGGGTATAAGACGGCAAGACATGTTGGTTCCTGTTTCTTAAATTTTAACCACGCCTTTTCAGACATGTTTACTGCAAATAAAATTGTGTTTAATCGTCCATTTTCTCCGCTACTCACCACGCTTGATAGATGAATGAGCGACCCTTCGTCATTCCAGGGCGTGTCTTTGAATTCCGGAGCTTCAGTGTTGGTGTATTTTGGTGCAACACATAGAGTCCAGATTCCGTTAACCATTCCGAGAGCCACTCGTCTTGGATGTATAAAATCGGCAGTGTGTATCCACACAGGAATAGTATGCACTATCATGCCATGAATGTAGTGATCAACTCCTAGTTTGTGATTGAGAACCCTTTTGCATATATCTGGTTGGTCTCGATATAATCTTCGTACTTCTGTTTCAAGAATTTGTGTCTCTGTTTTAAGAATCTGTCTGGACATTTGTCTCGTCCTTTTCACGGAGTACGGATTCCATGGCTGCTCCGCAAACTCCTGGATGGAAATACCCAAGGAGCCCGATACCTTTTCTGTGTGGACTCCAGCGGAGACGAAGACTATCCGGGCCTTCAATTGGTTGCTGGCAAAGGAAACAGAGAAGGTGTTGTCTCACTTTGACGACTTTAGATTCGAGCATAGGTTCTATTTTGCAGCGCGCCTGTACTCGACAGAATCATGAAGCGCATTAACAAGGGGCATTGTGCGAATTGGAACTGGACGTGGGCGTCTCTGAGGCGGGATTGGCAATTTCTTTTCTTTGGCGTGGAGAACTTCGATGAGACGGAGGTACCCAAGGTCGTGGTAGGATTCATGTTTGAACGGTCGGGTCATCGTTTTGAATAGGCGTTTGGCAAGAGTCACCTCTTTTGCAGAAAGGTGAATCGGGGCGTTTCCAGCCTGAAAATCTTCGACCGCGTGCATGTTATCAGCGTAGAAGAGACGTCGCAGAATGAGGTTGTCTTGATTGGGGCAAATAAGTCCCAAGTAGATGTGTCCTCGCGTCGTGTATGTGACGACGATCGCAAGTCGTTCATCACGGAGCACACGTTTGATCAGTGCGTAGGGGCGCATATCTTGTACGTCGGTTGGAACCATGAAGTACGTCTGATCGTACCAGAGAGAATCCACTTGAGCAAGCGGGATACACTGCTCCCCGCGAATCGGATGACCTTCAGCGGACACGGGCTCGAGTTCTTCAATCTCCTGCTCGTCGAAGGTAACCCATCCACTTGATGTTTCAATTCCGCGGACTGAATCGTTCTTTTGAACAGGTTGTTCACACATCTTACATACGTGCATGATTTTCAAAGGAGCTTGACATGCACGATGTAGCAGAGTGAAATTAAGATTCTGTTCCTGTGTGGTTTTGAATGCTTTGATCGCCATTGTGACGAGGCCGATGACCACAGTGCCGGTGAATGATGCGCGCATGGGTATCTCCTATCGTGTCGATTGGACAGGCCGAAAATAGTAGACACAACGCCATCCTAACTTCCTATGTGTTTCCTCAATGATTTGTGGGGTTCGGTTTAGAAATTCAAGAATAGACAAGTGGTATTTCAGTACGGTTTCTATTTTTACCTTTGGCAGGTTCCACCGTCCGACCAAACTCGATGTAAACCAGAAGTAGGAAGCGCCTGACTGGGTTATAACTCGAAGAATGTACGGGTTGCCACAGTGGTGTCCAATGGTTAACTGATGAAGACGAATACTCTTGCCCTGTGCAAGGCCACGAGCAAGTGATTCGAGATCACGTTGTGAGAGCGGAGTATGCATCATTTTGACAGTTCTGTTGAGTTTGGGATTCTGTAATAGTAGAGACAAGATTTACGTGTTTTTACGTGGTTGCTCAGAATGAGATCCGGAGCCTCATTGAGACTCGTGAGAATTGACATCCAATATTGATATACTTCTTCTTTTGAACCCTTGTGAGCGTACCTATTTCCGTTCTTATCCATGGAGGTCCACCAGAAATATGTTGTATAGGAACGATGTAGCATTGGGTTTACGTCTAAAACTGGCGAACTAGGGTGTTTGCTTATGACCCTGAGATTGCGCATTATGACTTCAACTCCAGGAGTGTGACAGGGGTTGTTTCTCATTAAGTACAGACAGACATCTTCGAGTTGTTGCTGGTCGAGTTTCCTGTCAGGTGGAAAAATCATTGTGGTTCTCCCGCGTGTGGAATCTCAATAGGATCTGCCACAAATGAAACGAGACAATCATATTTTACGATCACTTCCGGATTATATCGACGCAGCACAGCCCACTGCCGTACAGATCGAACGATTAATCCAGCAATTGTCAATCCTACATCCATGACTTGCTGTCCAGTGCATGACAGCGGGGCTACTCGGTGATCAGGGACAAGCGTTGAGCGATAGAGGTGTCTATCAACAGGATTCGTTGGCCGAATTGAATAGACACGAAGATTCTCACCTCCAATTCGTCCGTCAATGTAAAAGGGAATCTTTTGTTTCTGGACAATCTTGAAGAGCAGACGTCGAGCCGCCATAGAATCAACGGCTGAGATGAGCACATCCGTCTGCGGTAACTGACCTCCAGCATACCGATGGGGAACGGCTACCATCGTTCTCTTGAATTCATCTAAGAGTGATTGCAGTGCATGAACCTTCTTCTTACCAACGTCAATCTGTCGATACGGAGTTGTTGACAAGTTATGTGATTCCACGCAATCAGGATCAATAACACGCAGATGGCGGACGCCAAGTTTTGCCAAGGCGACCGTGACCCATGATCCGATTCCGCCAGCCCCGATGATGGTTACGCGTTGGGCATGGCTGAACGGATCATAGAAATCGAGCTGCCGCATATGTTCGTTATCAGGGATGTTCCATTTTACCATGTCAATGCCTCATGAGATGTTTGAGGTGGGAGGATCGTGAATATCTTGTCAAGATACGGATGGACGAGATCCGTTTCGGCTTTAGTTGGACGTACCCCTGGAATTGTTAGAGAGAACGAGTACGTGACAGCATTTTCGATGATGACCTCCCAGGCTGAATCCCCTCTGTGGTTGACGACTCCAGCCACACAGACAGGCATCATGGCACTTAATTTTCGGATGGTGGCATGATCCTGTTCCGAGAAGAACGCCGGGTGGTAGGCATGGCTGTGATACCAGAAACGCAACGTTTCCGGGTCCTTTCCTGTCATGATGTATTGTTCAAGAAGTGCCAGGACCTCGTCGATATCGAGGACTGTCTTCACGTAATTTCCTTGCTGCTTGAGGAGATGCAGTGGGGTCGTGATCAGCAAATTTGATGCAGGTCCATGGACTTCCCCAATTCCAGAGATTTCGCGATCAGTAGCGAGGGAGTACACCCACAATTCACGTAATAATTGATCAGAAATTGCAAGTGTTACAGATGTTGCTGATGCTCGTCCGATGTGGTGGTTCATACGTCCTCCTTACGTATAGGAACATCAAGTATTGAAACACGTCCGTTCGTTTGCATAGCTCCAAGTCTGAGAGCTATTCTAAATTTCGAGGACTCTTCTACCCCAAGATGGAGCACACCGGCAAGCGCAAGATGATCAATATCGGGTCCAACAAATACATGTTCATGAACATGTGGACCCGTCCACTTCCCACTGAGCTTGATAATCATGCGTTCGAGTGCTTTCGTTCCCGCTTCAGCAATGCAGACTGCGCTTGCTTTGATGCTGCGCGGGCTGCACGCGCTTCGGGGAGCTGGATCGCTGGCACATGCCGCTTTCGACTCACAAAGGTCGAGACCCACATGCTCACTTGGTTCTTACGGCATGTTCGATGAACGGTCAGCTTCTGATTTTGCTTTCGTACGAATGAGTAAATCGCGTCGCAGACTCGTTTTTGCCAGCTTCGGGAACATGTAAAGGTCACGGCCTTTGTAGTGTCCTGCGTTCGAAGCAGGGCGTCAATCAGTCGCATATTGATCACTTCAGATTCACGCACGTATGGTTGTTCGTGGCGTGCTGTCATTTTGAACTGAGAGAGATCGGGGAAATAATCACTGCGGGGGTTTCGCTGTCCTGATGTCATGGGATGTTCTCTCCTTGCATGAGGTGATTGCATCTGGTACGGTGTGGCTATGGAAACGAAACAGTGTGCGACCTGTCACGAAACGAAGGACATCACCTCCTTTTGCGTGCGTCATCGTCAGCGTGTCCGTCGCGGGGAACCGTATATTCACACTAGTATCCCGGGCGACTGCAAAACGTGCGAGCACGCAAAACGAACCGCCTTTAACAGCACGCACCGTGAGGCACAACGGGCGTATGGCAAACGTCGATGGCAAGATCCAGCGTATCGAGCGTGGAGCAAGGCACATAACGCTGAAAAAGGAAGTGAAATTAAAGCTCGCTATCGGAAGACAGAAAAACGACAGATCACGCTTCGCCGGTATCTGGCAACAGAAAAGGGACAAGTGTATTTACATAACAAGTGGCGGCGACACGCCGAAAAACGGAAGATTCAGATTGAAACATCGGTTCATCCTTTGACCCCTCGTGAGTGGCGAATTATTGTCCGATCGTTTGTTGGGTTGTGCGCCTACTGTGGAAAACCATGGAAAACACGCCGGAGTCGGAAACCGTCAATGGATCATGTCATCCCCCTGGGAGTAGGCGGGGCACACACCAAAGACAACGTGGTCCCCTGTTGTTGGCCATGCAATCGAACCAAAGGCGCTGAAACATGGGTGCCGCGCACACCTGGAGCTCCTGTAGTTTCTTCGATATAGCTTACCTATTGGTTCTGCCACCAACCACGGCATCTGGAGCGGAGATGATCAGGTCCCCTTCTTCCAGCACCGTGTCATTGGGCATTTTTGCCCCACGCAAACGGATCTCAGTATTCTGAAGCCCATTGGCGATCACGGCATCCTTGAGCGTGGTTCCTGGAGCAACCTGAATGGTGGCCAATTTCCGTCCGAGTTGCCCGATACTGATCGTGATCATTGCCGGGGTGGGAATCTCTGCGTCCACAGGCGTCGTATGTTCCTTCGTCTTGACTCCGTTGGCCATGTCCATCTCCTTGTACTGGTGTGGGTGAGAAGTCCCCGTGTCGGCCATCCTGGACAATCCTGGAGGCCGTCGGAGATCAAGTCAGACAGGCTGGGAATCCGAATTGGATTGTTCTTTCCGATCCCACGCAACGTAGTACAACTTGCCACGCCAGGAACGCCATCCGACTCCGGCACGAGCTGCCGACCCCGAAATGATTGGGTACGCATCTTCAAGACGAAGAAAGAACCGCTCCCTGACCGCATCATGTTCATGTTTGAGGGCATTGAGTTCAGAGAGTTTTCGTTCCCCAGTTTTACGAATATACTGGACCTTGTCAAACAACAGAATGGATTCGTCATCCGTGATCTCGACGGATCGCTCGTAATCGTTCGGATTGTCCGATTTAGGATCAGACGGGTTTCGAGACGTGCCAACGAGCTGCTTCAGCAGGTGAGCCAACATGTCAGCAAACTCCGGTTCTGGGTCATCAGCCATAGGAACCTCCTGTGGAGATATGTGAAGGATGACTCGGATTACCGATCGGCGGATTGCGCACGAGTCCGAGCCCATTCCTCAATGCGCTTGGTTTGTTCCGCCATCGTGACAGCAGAAGGAACGACAGCGTGCAATGCCCGTTGGAGATGTCGGGCGTCCGGAAGGTTGGGATAGGCTGTTTGTACTGATTCTATGACAACTTGTTCAGCTTCTGCAGCGGAAAACTTCTCTGCGGCCATCGTGCGAGCCATCTCCGGAATATCAACAGCGGTCATGTCGATTGTAGGAGAATATTTCATGAGCTTGAGTTTCAGAACATCCTCCAAGGCATCAGCTTTGGGGAGACCGACGTAGAAGATGGCATCGAATCGCCCAGCGCGGACCATATGTCCAGGTAATTTCCACGGTTCGTTCGTCGAGGCAGCAAGGAAAATGTCAGACGTGCGTTCCTCCATCCATGTCAGGATGGTTCCGATCATCCGGCTGACAACCCCGGAATCCGTATACCCGGATGATTCGTGACCAGAGACTTGGTTGGTGATCTCATCAATGCGAACAACGCAGGGGGCATGAAGTTCGGTCAATTCGATCATGCGTCGTGTATTGGATTCGGTATTGCCAACAAATGGGTCCATCAGCTTGTCCAATTTCCACTCAACGTATTGCCAGCCCAGTTTCGATGCTATGACTTTGGAAATTAAAGATTTTCCGGTGCCGAATGGTCCTACGAAGAGCACACCTCGCGGAATTGGGACCCCTCTTTTGCGGGCTTCCGGACTGAATACACGCAAGCGTGAATCAATCCAGGATCTGAATCCGTAGATGCCAGCCACGTCATTCCACGTTTCGGTTGGTCGTGAGATCGTGAGCATTCCAGATTGAGAGATCTGATCTGTCTTATATTCCCATACGTTGCGGACAAGTGCCGGAATCTTCTTATGTCCAGCCATGACGGCTCGTCGGATTGCATAGTGTGCTTCATGGAGGGTTAATCCGGCAGCCGATTCAGCAACCTGAAAGATTCCAGCTGCTGGAACATCTAGTGTATTCTTTAGAGAATTAGCAAGTTCCACTTTGGTCGGGAGATTATACGGAATGGGAATGAATTCATGAGAAAGTTCAAAAGGGATCTCTGACTTCGGAGAGACCATAAGGCACTTGGCAACACCGTAGAGAACCAGCTCACGAACACGACGAAGAACACCCTCGAGGTCTGCATGTGCGTCAAAAAGAATGAACCATCCTTCCTGCTTAGAATCCTGCATGTACTGTAAGGCTCCCATCAGCTTTGCGGCTGGTGGAAGAATCACGGTGTCCCTTGATTGCAGTCCAGATCCAGATGACCACGTGAATGTAAGTTGTCCAAGGCGATCAGCCAGTGTAAGAAGCTCTTCACGGACACGGACTTCTTCGAACGTTGTAATCCAGATTCCTCGAGCGCCAGCAAGCGTGGCAAGTTGAATGTTCTCCTGAAAGGTCATGCGGTATCTCCATTCGTTGACTGGGGTATAGATCCCGGTGATGGCCTAAGAAACATCGCAACAAGCAATCCGAAGTATTGCGGTGCGCATGTTTCTTTACATTCGAAACATTCGTAGTTGTCAAGCAACGTATTCTTTGTCTCTGCGGTGCATCGGAAACCACATGACGGACACGTAAACTTGAACCAGACATCCATTCCACGGGCCATCACATCATTGGCCATTGCAAGAATGGTTTCTCTGGTTAAGTCTCCCCCACGAGGTGGGTACACCATGATCGAGTCCCGTCCTTTCATGTATGTGTGAATAGTCATATTGTCAGGATTTTCGGGTATCACCACCCTCCTTCTCAAATTGAGAAATGGCCAAGTCCACAAGTTTAAGCACCCCTTGTTTTCGACGATGACGCACGACGCGCCCACGCCACAGTTCTTCCTCCTTTCCATTCTTGATGTGCACGCGGTAGTTGCCAACTTTCGGGGAGCCGGTCATATCGTTGACAATGTCCATTATGTACAGGACTTCTGTTTTTGATTTCAGCCCGAATGGGACGATGGATACAACGATGGTAATCACAGCCCTTCCTCAATGACGTTATTGAGTCTGTTAGTGATTTCCCATGACGTGAGTTCTGGTTCACCACAACAGGAATTAATAACCGCTGTCAATCTTGTGATACGTGCAGCCAAGTAAATCGCACATGTTTTTTCATGGTCCAAGAGATCATCGCCGACCGCTTCAAAAGCACTCCGTCCGCATGTGCACATATCTGGCGGGAGATCTGCAATGAGAGAGATGACAAGGTCAGTAAGTGCTGGATAATCTGGAAGCACGTGGTCGCCATCGTCATGCTGGAGTCGAGGAACAGCACGCAACTTATTTTCAATGTCTTGTTTATTCATGAGTCAAACCAGAAGACGAGACGAACCTCAGCTGGATCTGTTGCAAGGCATTGCATGGCTGCACACAAGGCACGATATTCAACGGGTGCAACCTCATCGTACTTTACTTCGTACTTTGCGAGGACACGTGCAAACTCTTTCAACGTGAGCCATGACGGGGTATGACATGCACCACGAGGATCTGAATCGACCTTCCAATCCTCATGGGCATAATATCCAAGATCATCTGGAATTCCACGGGGCTGAACAATGGCTTGATCCAGTGATCCACGGACACCAGCCATCCGTTCAAAGAGCAGATAATTTCGCCCAGGGTTGATCTGTCCGCCGAACGAAGACCATGCGAGTTGATCCGTTTTGTGTCTGTATTCAACGTAACAATGAATATCAGCTCCCATTGATTTCTCCTTTCTCTATGAGGATATCGACTCGATCGGTCGCCCACTCGTGGACGCGTGCTTTCCACTGCGCATATGTTGGCCACGGTTCTTCCTGTTTATATCCAATGATCGACCCTGGTTTCACCCCCAATTGTTTACAATCTTCGTCTTGGGCATCGCTCTGCCACACCCACCCACCCGTATCAGGGTCTGAACGATCTCCTGTTTTTAGAAACTCACGTCCATCATCGTCTTTCCACCAATGACTGCCTATCCCGTAGCCGCAACACCCGGATAACGCTGTCCCATCTGGAAGCCTGAGATATAGAAGACACCCATCGCTGTGGGGGTACGTGATTGCCAGGATGACCCAGATGAATCCATCTCGTTGCCCAGTAATTTCGTATGGGCCGTTGCGTTGTTCGTCGAGTGCCTCTCCGTCATATGCCGGAAATGTTCGAATCTCTTTCCCGTTGTAGAGGATCGTGACACTTTGTTTATGTCCAACAAGAGCGATCCCGGACATGCCACCAAAGACAACATGATGGGGGTGCTGCGTATGCCAATCGTATCGGTCATCCTCCTGTCCGTATTTTTGCCCTTGCTGCTGTGCGGCGTTCAGAAGAACATCAAACTTGAGACCTGTTGCTGCCTCAAGAGGACGTTCCTGCGGGGCGACAACACCCACTACGGTGCCATCTTCTGCCTCTGTATATCTGACCCCGTTCTTCCACGCAAACCCGCCGTAGTCCGAATAGCTCATGTCGGCACTCCTTCTTTATTTTAACAACCATCCAAGAATGAATGCGATAAGGGAACCACCTATTTGCGCACTCAGTCGTTTTTCCAATGCTTCCGTATCTGCTGGTCGGTCAGGGTGCAGATGGTCGGTGCTCATAAAAAGTATAAGAGAGAAGGCCATGACTGCACCGAATGGAATTGATATTCCCCCGAGTGGGACGCCGTACCAGGACCAAAGTTTCCATATGACGAAGCATTCCCAGAAGAATCCAGTGAACGCAATGAAAAACAATCCAATCGCAGTGCCGAGTTTCAACACACTCTTATCCATGTTGGGCTCCTAAATCCTGGGGGATCGTCTCGATACAGTCGTCTCCACGCATGCACGAGTCGCCGATACTCCCTGAGTGCTGACGACAGTTTCTGGGACGTGTCCGCCTCTCCCGGGTGGTGAGCCCAATGTTGGGCACGTGTCAGCGTTGCGTAAATATGAATGTTTTCATCCGTGGTGTGGAGACAGGCGAGCAGGGTGGCATGACGGAGAATCGTTTTGCTTATGATGTCTTCTGCTTTTGTGCTTTTGTCCATAGTTGGTGTGCTCGCTGTCTGGAAATGGTCAAGATAGCAGCAATATCTTCGAAGACCCATTCGCTCTCTCGAAGAATCACGATGGCCGCTTGTCGGTGTTCATCAAGAGGTTTCTGGTGACGTCGATGTCTGGATGGCAGTTTCAAGAGGCGGGCAAAAGCAAAGGTTTGCGGCACTGAATAGTGAATTTTCTCTGCGATTTCTTGAGTGGATGCCGAGGACTCCCATAGAACAGGAAGGTTTTTCAATGCGGCAATTCGTCGTGCAGATGGAATATAGTTTCGAGATCCTCGAGGACGACTATCAACGATGTGATTTTGCTCTCTGAGGCGACGAAGCCTGGCGTACACACTTTGACGACTAATGTGTAATCGTGTAGCGATGGTTGGGACTGGTGTGAGGGCTCTCCAGAGTTCCATGAGCACCTCAGTTTCGCCATCAGGAATCTTCTTTGGCATCAAGTTCTCCTTGTCGTGGGTATTACGTCCTGGGTCTTCGTAGTTTGAGCACCTGCTCTTTGCTTGCCCCGATCTGAGATTGCAGATGGTTCAGTGTGGCGTAGAGCTGAGCATAGCTGACGGTCTGTCCTGTGGAATCAGCCGTGTACACTTCACCGGAGAAGGTGTTGACAAGATGCTCAAGGTGCGTCAAAATGACGTGGAATTCATCGCAGAGCTGAGTGCGTGTCACCGTGACTCGTTCTGATATGATGGCCCGAACCGCCTGAAGCGGGATCTTGACCGCTGCCAATGATGCGGGAGTTAAAGCTGCCTTTGTCTGTGTGGGCATGTGTTGGTTCTCCTGAACGTGTGGGCGTTATTGCATGTACCAGTAGAGTGCCGATCCAAGACTACCGAGGACCCAGCCGATAGCGAATCCCCAGGCCCATCCATGAATTGACGCGAGACTGGCCGCTCGCCGAAGATATGGTTCAATGGGCGGACGGAGCTGAGGTGACGCTTGCGACGCTTGATCGTAAAACGCTCGAAGACATGCGGTTGTCAACCGATCCAGATAAGACATCATGTTCACCTCCCCTCAATTCACGCACGGATGAATCAAAATCTACGTTTTGCCCGTGGGATCTTTCGTTTTCTCATCGCCATGCCGGATCAAATTGTCCAGGATCAAGAAACGATGTGTCTTTCCACCACACATCTGGACGAAGTGGTTTCCAGAATTGGTAGAGCATATGCTCGTAGGAAACTTGGTTCAACACGTCGTATCGCCATCGCCATGACTTTTCCCCGTCGTGGAGATCTGCTTGTGCTGCCTCGGAGATTTGGTCAATGAGTGCAAGCCTGAACCGTCCAACTCTGTGATTCCGTAACAGTAACCAGAAGTTGAGACACATCAGCGTACCCAGTATCCCGAAGAAAATGTAGATCCAGTAGGTCATGAAAATTCTCCTATGAGCAGATCCCATGCCCCTTCGCCATGTCCGATGCATCCGTTGCCGTAGCCGATAGCCAACTCACGTTCAATCTTATGCCGAGTCAATCCAGCGGGCCCTGGTTCTGCGTGATTGACCTTGAACCACTCGGGCGAAAGATCATTGTTGCGAGCTGGCCACATCCGGCGGGTGATCACCTCAATCATTTCCTCAACAGAAAGCACTTCCTCGTACTCATTCCGAATCACCCCCTGTGGATCAGCGGTCCATTTCGTGATCCAATTCTCAAGGGTGAGGATGCCCTCCTCCGGATAGACATGAAGCGCAAAACACCATCCGGCCGAGGACTTTCCGATGTGCTTCTCTTCTGCTGCATGCCCACACGTTTGGCATACCTTTGTCCGCCAATCGTAATTGGTGCCCATTACTTGCTGGCCTTTTTGCTCTGCCCGGTCTTGGTTCCATGGTGGCGTGCCCGACTCTTGAATCGTACCCGGACATGCATCCCGTGATACCCGGAGGGGCAGGTCCGATTCCAGCAGCATTTCAAATATTCCTCGGGATGCTGGGCCATGATCAGCGCGGCGTTCCTCAACTGCTTACGGATTTGCATGGTGGGTTCCCTCCGACCGTCGTCGGCTCAATGTGATACCCCCGTTCCAGTGCTGACTGCAAGATCGGATGCGGACAATGCCGTGTCAACCACAGCATACATTCCGCATATGTTCCCGTGAGAATCTGTTCACCTCCCTTCTCAAGCTTCCACCGCTCGTTCTTTGATTCCTGCCTGGATGAATCAAGAGTCTGCCATTCAGTTCTGTCAAGCGGTCTGTGTATAGCTTCCTTGGTGGTATGAATATTCCTACAGTCGCAGCATTGACATGTCTGCTCTGGCATAATAATCTCAGTCCTTGGTTCACGTCCATCTCCGTTTGTATCATCGACGGAAGCCTGCCGATAGAATCTTGCTGTACAGTTTACTGCGAAGCAGTTCTCCCCGAGGTTGGTACTCGTAGATGAATCAAGGATGGTTAAGTGCCCGTCTTCACATAGAAAAAACTCACGCCCTTCGTATGACATTGTGTGTCTCCTTATTCCAGCTTCTCTCGCCAGGCGGGGTCATCGTAGGCGCGGCTGATGGCAACGGCTGAAATATATGCGGTGGCGCATACCGTTGTCAGAACATCGTCCGGGGCAGATTCGACGAGGAGAAGGATCAAGCGGATAAACGCAGGGCGGGCTCGAAGAGGCAATGACATGATATCAAAGGTTTCCGTCTTCATTCCGATTTGCTGCACCAGCACTTCAATCTGCTCGGATATGGGTTGTGTTTCAAAAGTGCTCATCAGGTCCGTAACGGCTGTGGCAATCGTGTTCAGTTCCATGTTTATCTTCCTTTTTGGTCCAGCTTGTACGCCCTGAGCCATTCAAGCAGGTCGTCTACCTGCCCGGAGTCCATCGCCTCTGAGGGGGTCACAAAGGGGGTCAGGCTGCCCGATGGGGTGAAGTCGGCCATCAGGGCATTGTCCCCTGGAAGATCGTCGATTCTGGAGCCAATGCAGAGGGCACGTACGCTTTGCTGGGTCCGTTGGAAGGCCATGTGCCGTTCTCCTGTACTGATTTGTATTGATTCACGCATGTGCGAATGGCAGGATACGAGCATTCCCTCGTATCCGACTCTAAAAATAGAATCACCCCTCCTCTCTGTTTATTTCATTGGCCCGCGCAACAATACTAGAACGCATCCTGTCAAGAGTTTCGTAGTCACCACGTACCACAAACTGCCGTTCCAACCGGCCGGAGGATTCAATCCAGTTGATCGCCGCCCCCCTAAATCTGGTCTCTTTGAGGAAGTCGCGCACTGACCCGCAGAGCATGCGTCCCACGGTAAATGTTAATGTACCCTGGGACATGCGAGGAGCTCTCTGAGTAACTCACGTCGTGATTTGTTCATGCTGAATTCCTCCGTGCGTGATACGGGACGATTGATGGCCGTTCGTGATGGGGAATATCGCACCCCCGCCACCAGCCATGGAGATGCTCTTCGCAGGCCGCGACCCATATCCACTGGGTTGTTGCTTGGGAGATCACCGCTCCCCGCACCTGCGGAGCCAGAGCCACAGCAGAATTGATGCAGTCTCGACTCGAGCATGGCATGTTCATTTTATTCTCCCGTTTCCCCTTCTTGGGCGCTCACGACAGCATCGGGTACAGCAAACACGTAGTGCCCACCTCGACGCACGCTCTCCCACGTCTGACTCCAGAGAAGATTGGGGTTCTCGCGCATGGCTCGGATGATCTCCTCGTTTCCGGACCACCCCGCCGTTGAGATGTGATACTCGGTGACCGATCCAGGTCCAGGGTCGGGCCACGTATGCTGTTCTGACCACCCCCAATCTGCGGCCCACCAGCAGGTCTTGATGTAGGCGAGCCATCCGCGTGGATCATCCATGGGCCACTCACGGATGCGCGTCAATTCCTCTTCGGTCGGATACCCATCCCGATCAGGCATTCGTTTCTCCTTTCATCCGGTCCCCCATTGAATCAGCATGCCGAGGAGCGCATAAAAGATTGTGCATCCGACAAGAACAACACCGATGCCAACGAGCGGGCTGTTCATGGCTCAACTCCATCGTTGTCAGGATTCCTGAATCCGTCACACGCACATTGTGTGCAACCTGTGCTTGTTTCATGAGCGTAAAGACGATGTCCACACTGTGCACAAGTGAGAACCCAAACATTGCCCGGTTCAGGCGTTCGTCGTGTGGATTTCATCAGAATTTCTGAATGACCCCGCGTTCCAGCTGGCGCAGGCGACGGGAGCACTCGCGTTTCATTGCGTGTCCCTTGACCGTGTTCCAGTCGTTCCAGACGGCGGAGGCGTCGTATGAGCTGAACCAGCTGCGGATGGCTCGGATGATTCGTGCCATGGGATAGTCTCCTGTTTTGATTCATCTGTGGATGAATAGCAAAAAGGCGGCAGGTCCTTTGAAAGCAACCTGCCGCCTGTTGTTTGCACCGACTCATGTCAATGCACATCCCCAATCCGTACCCGTTCCGTGGGTATCCCCGCCCGAAGGCATGGGGATTATGTGGATTCCGCTGCAATAGAGTGCGGGTGTTCAGCGTAAGCCGCACTGGGAATGCAGTCGGTCATGTGGGTCGTGAGCAGGAGTGACATGTCCTCTGTGAGCATGGTGATCATTCACTCATGTATTGACGAGATACGTGCGCCAGAGAATCGCGCACCCAGGCAGCATCAATCATCAGGTATTTAATCTATTGATTTGCTGACCATCGCCGGAGTTATTATGATAACAATATCGGCGACTTCCATTGTATTTATACCTGATCCATTCCTCGGATGCGAAGCGACTGACCACCGAGAGTCAGCGGAAGGATCATCCCTCGGCTGTTGAACTGACCAGCCTTGAGTGGGAAGGGAATGGGAGTTGGTATTTTCACGCCACCCCGTGCGCCGTACGTGTACGATCTACGGTGATATGGCACCTGGGACCACGCTCCGCTGTCGGTTGTCATACCCGGCGGAGCGACTATCTGCGTGTGTCGTGAAGCGAATCACGGCACTCAGCCCCGCAGATTAACGCAGGCTCCAGAGCATGTTCCAGAACACCAGTCGCTACGTGGTGCCCCAGCTCCGGTCTTGTCTCTGCCCGATTCCCACGTCAGGTGCCTTCCGTTCCGGACGTCGTGCTTGTCCGGTTCATCCTGACTCTCTCTCCCGAGAGCGTGATCGGGTCGCCACAATCTGGGCGACGGGCCCGGGGCCCACCAGAGCGATTGCATTCACACCAGCATGAATTCAATCTTGGAGCATCATCCGTGGAGAGGACCCGATCCCGAAGGATTCATCTGGTTCCTTCATCCAACCGCATATATGCTCCTACTTATATTATACCACGAATAGTGTGTAAGTCAAGTGTTATTTTGTACACAGTTTATCATGGTCTCTAAACCCGTTGTGACAAGAGCACGCTACCCACGCATGAATTAGCCTGTATACGGGCCACAGTGGCACTGAGCGAGACGATCCCACCCCAAGACATAGTGAGATAGCCTGTCCATGCCGATCGTTCAGCCTGAGCCAAGAGCACGCGGTACACAGGCATGGCACTACCGATCCCCGAAGATGGCCATTTTGCATAGTCAGGTTTCACATACGGGCGCAATCAGGCATATTGCGTGGTAAAATAGGAACATGATCGGGCGAGGATACGCGGGCGAGAGTCGAGCCTGGCATTCATGCCTGTATGAATTGAAGAAAAGAAAGCACTTGACTTTCAGTATTGACGTGGTATGATAGAGGTAGATAAGGGATTCACGTCCTGAAGTGGTCGCACTTGAAAACTGAATATGGGATGCAGGACAAACCAACACAAGGGGTTTGTCAATGCCAAAGGTAAAGCTACTCGAAGTAGCCGCTGCCGTTTCCGATGCGTTTCTCTTGAAGGCGCGGAAGTTCACGGCGGCAGTTGTGAAGGATGCTGTGGCGTGTGGCCTCGAATTTGTCGCGGCACGGGATCGGGCAGTGTCTACGTTCTACGTCAAGCACGGCGAGTTTGCGTTTCACTTGCAGAACGCCATTGCCAGCGAGACTGTTGTCAACCTGGCAACCGAGCTTGGCGTGAAGTGGGGCGGCAATATGGCATCGGCCGGCAACACGTTTGTGGCTGCTCTGCTCGGTGCGAAGAAGCCATCTGACGCCCGTATCCGTCCGGCACTGGAGATCATCCGGCGGGGTGCCCAGCGATGGGCGAAGGAAAACAAGAAGAAGCTGGCAAGCGCGAAGCGCGGCCAGACTGCCGCGCTCGTTGGGGCGGTGGGCCCGTCAATCAGTATGGCCGTTAAGAACGCGGACGGGAAGTGGGTCAATCAGGTGATCCGAGAGGGCAAGCTCGGGGATGCTGATATCGGAGATGAAGTCTTGAACGCGCTGCTTGGCGCGTTGACGGATGGGCAAATCGAGCAGTTGTATCAGATGGCTCGCAAGCGGGCCATGATCGCGGCCAACGAGCGCAAGCAGGCTTTGAGTGCCGCGAAGTAGTTTTGTTGTTCTGATTCTCACGTTCTAACTCATATCGTCCTGCATTCCGTAACAAGGAACCCGCCGAAGTCTGGCGGGTTTTTTGTTGTCCATTCATCCTTGCATGTATATATGTATATACATATACTAATAGTATATATATAAGTATGGTTTTCTTACTTACATGTACCCCTGTGCGTTATTTGCACTGTTAACCCTGTATAGTATTCGCGTATTACACAATCAAGCATATAAGTATATAACAACTACTGTTTATACTGTTTATATGCTTCTAAGGCTTATAAGCTTTAAGCAGTAAAGCTTCTATGTTTTGTTTCCAGATATACTATAGAAGCTTTTCCTGGAAACAAAACATGGTTTCTAAAGCTTCTAGAGCTTATAAGCTTTTAAGCTTCTAAAGCTTTAAGGCTTCTCCCCTGGGTTGCTCCCCAGGGCGATATTGAACTATTCACACCATGAGGAGAGAGGAGTCACCTGAGGGAACATTGTGATAGACTACCAAGCAGGAGGAAGAACCATGGTCCCGAGAGTGTACACACAACGAGGACTACTCCCCGGCGATATGAAAACATGTCCAAAATGCAATAGATATTTAGCCCTCACAATAGAAAATTGGAAACGTGGACTTTCTTCAGCTGGATTTCGAGCCTATTGCCGACTATGTGATGCACAAAACGAGGCACGATATAAACGTCAAGGAGGAAAACCATCCACGGATTGGACAATAAAACTTGAAACACTTCAAATCTATGGTGGACAATGCGTTTGCTGTGGCGAAACAGAACCTGTATTTTTAACGTTTGACCATATCAAAGGTGGGGGTGGGGAACACCGTCGAACATCTTGGATGGTCCGCCAACATATTGGACGCTGGCTCAAGCAACATCAATATCCAGATGGATTCCAGATCCTATGTTTTAACTGCCATAAGGCCAAAGATACTGGACCACGACATCTCCATGGCCGTTGCCCCCATGAATATTCAGCGCAGGATACAACCGTAAGAACTGCCACTATTGACTCGTAATAACAACGCGCGTATGTACGAGCTATGCTCTGCACCTTCCAAGGCATGGCTGCCATAATTTTGATTGCCGGTGGAATCTGCTGGTATATTGGGTTCATCCTTGGGAGATCGGGATAATCTCCAGGAGCCTCCAGGATCAACGATCGACAGGCTGGCAATAGGGAGATAGCGGGATGGGGTGGAAACGTCGATCCTGGGGCATTTGTGGGCCGCACAGTGGCATATTCGGGGGTGCTGCCTGGCTGGTGTGCACGGCCTTTGCCCTCTTCACCACGCCGATTGAGGGTCGAGTAGTACCAAATCAAAGTCTTGAACAGGTCATTGAGATGAAATATTGCCCGGGGGATAGAGCTCGTATACAAGTATATGAATATCTACAGCAGCAAAACAGTAGAATACAAGTAGGGCAAGGCAATATACATACATATTATATACAAGAACTAGAATCTAAAACAAAGCAAGAACAGGAGCAAAACACATATGAAATACCATAAGCTTCCCAAGAGAAAGAACATAGGCAGAGGCTATGTACTACACGTAAAGCTTGTAACACCCACGGAATTAGCAAGTATTACAAACGAATCAAAAGCTCTTCAAAGAAGCAAGAGCAAAGCTCGTCTTCTGAACAACAGCAAGCAAAAACAACATGCAGGGGCCCTACGGGCCCCAACAAGTATAAACAGAAACAGAGTTGTTATAGGCAACAACCATGTAGCCCTTTGGGCTACAGCAAGTAAGAACTCAAGTAGAAACTACATGTATAAGCATATACGCAGAGCTTCTGCTGGTGCGTGGGTAGATACAGAACGAACGATTTACATCGACAAGAGCTTGACAAAACAACGACAGTGGGAAGTCTACTGGCATGAATTGTTGCATGCCGTGCTGGATATTGGTACGTTGGATCGAGGCGGTATTTAACTGTATTATTGCCCTGTAGATCCCGTGGAAAAATTCCTTGACTTATTCGTTTTCATGTGTTTCTATAGGCCCATGTTGGATCAGGGTATGGCGCAGCCTGGGAGCGCACCGCGTCTGGGGCGCGGGGGTCGGAGGATCAAAGCCTCCTACCCTGACCACATAAATCGAAGTCCACGCCTCCCATAATGCGTGGGAAAGGGGCGAAGATGGAAATGTCAGCGAAGGACAATCAGGAAGCCTATCGAGAAGCCGTCAAAGCTCTGAAGAAAGATCGGGTGGATGAAGTAAAAGTATTGGTGAAACAGGCTCTGGAAGCGTTGCATAAAGCAGAAAAAACACGGAAAGAGGCGGTGGAAACAGCCCAACTGATCAAGCGGGATCTGGATGATTTACGTGCAGGACACCTTGACAAGATCAAAGAACGCCATGAGAAAAACAAGAAAGCAGATCAGATTAGTCCGATTACTCCACAAAAACTGGAGACGCTCGGATTGAATATTCGTTACGGTTCTAGTCATTCGCTCGGCACGTTCTCAACATCAAATGTCGGGGGGAGCATTATCGGGTCATTCACTGGATTGGGAACAGCAACACCCCAGGGTCAAGGGCAGGTGAACTGGTCTTTGGGACAGCTTCAAAATGCCGCATCAGGAACGTATCTTCTCAGTGATGGATCAATCAAATATTTCTAAAAGGAGGTGACAACATGACTCGACCTCGAAAGGAAACGCGGTGTCAGGCATCGACGGTAGAACGAGCAGAGGGAAAAACGGCGATTGAGTATCAGTGCCAGCGGGCTCAGGGCCATCCGGGCCAGCATACGCGTGGTCCCATCAAGTGGGAGTCGTGATGTTTGCTCTGTGGTAGACTGCCTCTTGAGTATGTTTTAGCATGGCTCAATTTGACCAGGGGGATCAGCAGGGTGAGGCTCCGGCCCCACGACAACAGACTGATCCCCTTGCTCAGTTGGCTGCCCTTCTCGTTCCTGCCGTCCTTGCCGCGCTCATTCCAGTCGGTCGCGGAGGGGCGCTCCTCAAGCGAAAACTGTTCAATCTTGCTCCGGAGATGGCGGGGCGGATTGAACAGGCTGCGACGCCAGTGTTCCTCCGCCCGCAAGCCCCTGAATTCAGTGCTCGAGGGTTTATGGGAACGGTTGAATCCCTCCCGATGAAAAAGCTTCGTCCCAGTGAATATGAGGCCATGGATCTCATGCGCCTCTCTCGTCCGGATATTGCCACGAAAGGGAGATCACTCCATCTGGGGTTGGATCGCCCGTCAATGCGTCGGTTGTCTCAGGATGATTTAGAAGCGTCTGGGACGTTATTACACGAAGGGCGACATGCCGATTTGGCGACGCAACGGTTCCCCTCGGGGATTCCAGGGTCGATGTCCCCACAGCAAGTGGTGAACGCTGGGATGCCCATGGACCAATCATTGGAACAAATTCAACATGCGGTGACAGAGTTCCCTGATCTGCAACAGATGTACGGGATGTATCGCCCGCAGGAACCGATCTGGCGGGCCTTGTCCGAAATGATGACCGAATATCAGTCCCGTCAGATGCTCCGGGAGGCGATGAACGATCCGCTGCTCTATCTTTCAGCGTGGAAAACACAGTCACAGCATCCAGAGCGTCTGGCCTCATTTGCTCGAGAATTGAATCTCATGTCCCGCCGAGGGTCTCAGCGTGGGTCCTAACATGATCGAGGGGTATCCGGGCATTGCCCAGGCGGAGAAGTCCGTACCTGGAGGCGTCCAGAGGCCCTACAGCCGGGAATTCAGGTGGGCGAACACCCGTGGATCACACGGGATGCTGACTCCGGAGGAATTGGAATATTTTGGATATGTGTATTTTGAACGGAGTGGGATGCGTGTGCAGGAGCCACGGTATTTGAGTAGCATTTTGATGGTGCGGGAGATTCGATAATGCCAGTGCCGTCTTTTCGTCCATTTTGGACGCAGCAAGTCCCTGGGATATTCGAAAGGGAAGGTGGAGGGTTCTTTTCGAAATTAGCACAGTTGCTCACAGAGAAGATGCCACAGCGGGCCTCTGGCCAACAGGTGCTCGGAATTGCCCAAGGGGCGAAGCCTGCTGAAGCAGAGTGGATTGGACTCTCACGGTTTCTCGATCCGAAACAGCAATATATGAAACCGGATGTACTGAGGTATGTCCAGGAACGATCTCCGTCCTTGGAGGCAACGCCCCGGCTGGCAAAATTGGAACATCCGCGAATCATACAGGAAGGTCCGATATCCGCGACAGGTGAACGTGCTGTTCTTTTTGAACCGGAACGCGTTGTTGAACATAGGAGTTTGCCAAGTGCATTGTTTCAAAATCCCGATTATCAACTGCCCGGGGGGAAAGCATATCGGGAGATTCCAGTGCGTATCGGGAAAGAACAAATTCAGGAGCAATATCCAAAGATTGTTCAACCCTATCTCCAAGATGTGGAGGGGCATTATTCTTCGAATACGGTATTTCATATGCGGACGACGGATCGGCAGCTTCCCACTGGGGAGAAGGTGTTGTTTGGCGAAGAGATTCAGTCTGACTGGCATCAGAAGGCACGAGCAATGAAAGAAGAAGGTGGGATGGGATACATTCCACGGGAGATTGGGCCACGTGTTGCAGAGGAAAAGATTAAATTGGAAGAGGCTAAAACTAAATTGGGAAAGGATGTGAAGACGCTATTTTCTAAAATGCGTGAAGTAGAGCATGCAAGCGCATATTCACGGCTGTCTCTTAATGATCCTGAATGGGACAGAAAATACGGGGATGTTTATAAAAATTTATACGATCAATACGTGAACGCAATGGAACGACTTGCACAATTGTCAAAGGCATATCGGCCTGAATTTGGCGGGGCGCTTCCTGTTGGTCCCTTCGAGAAATCATGGCCTGAGTTGTCAATCAAGAAAATGCTGAATGATGCGGTGGCTCGTGGGTATGATGGCATCGGGTGGACCACTGGCGATCAGCAGTTGAGGCGATATGCATCATTATCCGAACGAGTTGGAACATTACGTTGGGAGAAGACGCCAAATGGGTACGCTTTGTACGCACAAGGTCAGGAGTTTGGCGGAATAGATCCGAAGGATCTTTCATCGTGGGTTGGGGCATCCGCGGCAAAGAAGATTCTTGCTGGTGAGGGGGTCAATAAGCTTGAGGCAACGAATCCACGGGTGCTCTTTCGTGGTGTTGGAAATGTGGGGCTGCTTGAGGGGGAAGAGATTCAGCTGGGTGGGAAGGGGATGCGGAGGTTCTACGATGAAATATTGCCGAATACTGCAAATAATTATGCGAAGAAGTGGGGGGTGAAGGTTCAGGATCGTGATATTTCTACGTCTGGAGAATTTATGGTAGACCCTTCGAAGTTGGCGCTGAAAAATGTAACGGAAGCCCATATGTTTGATCGGGGCCAATTGCCAGGTTATGAAGATGCGTATTATGTGCTTTCTGACAGTGGACGAGAAGGGAAGGCGATTGCAACATTATTTCCACAATATGCGGAAGCAAAAGGTCGTCCGTTGACACGGAGTGAGCAACGTTCCGGGTATGTGGTACGAATGGAAACAACTTTTCGTAAAGAATTAGAGCATACAGGATTAGATCATCAGTCGGTATTGCGTGTGTTCCGGTTTTTGGAGCGGCCGTATAAGACAAAGCAGGAAGCATTTAAGGAGATTAAACAGGCAATCACCTACTTGAAAGAGCAAGCATCCAGGAGTGCAAATATGGCTCAAATTCACTATCTGCCAATTACGCCGCAGATGCGGAAGGATATACTGACGAAGGGTCAGCCTCTGTGGCAGTTTGCTCCGTCAGCAATTGGACTGGGGGCTGGAGCGACGGCTCTGTCAGATCAACAGGAGTCACCAAGTTAAGTGGAACTGGCCACTCATAATATTACGTGGTCCTCAAGGCGAAATCATCAGCCGATCGTGATTGCGCCTATCGGGGATATTCAGTGGTCAGGAAAGCGTGGATCAACTGCTGGGGATATTCTTAAACGTCATATTGACAAGTGTATGAAGTTGGGTGCGTGGTTTGTTGGTCTTGGGGATTACACAGATTTTATGTCTCCGAGCAATAGACAGCGATTCAAAGCGGCGGCATTGTACGATTGTGTATCTGTTGATACAAGAATTTTGACTAAGTTTGGGTGGAAATTTTATTCACAACTTCTCATAGGTGAAGATATTCTGGGGTACGATTTGGTAACGCGGAAGGCTGTGTGGACCCCTCTTCGTAAAGTTGTGACGTGGGAGCATGCTCCTGTTGTCAATGTAAAAGCAAGAGGGTGGTCGTGGCGAGTTACAGATAATCATCGCTGGGTTGTTCAGCATATTGATGGACACCAGAGTATGATGCCCACATACGCTCTTCGTCAAGGAATACATAGAATTGTTACTGCGGGGGTGTGCGATGAGAGTGGAGATGCTGATCTATCTCCTGATGAAGCAGCGTTGCTGGGGTGGATATTAACAGATGGTCATGTGAAATTTCCAGAGTGCTGGACTACGTACTTATCTCAAACGAAAAGAAAATACGTGGAGGATATTCGTCGGTTGCTTGCTCGGTTGCCTTGGCTCAAAGTTGCAGAAACAGAGAATGAACAGACAGGATATGGGGCTGGTAAGGGAACGTGGATTCGATGGGGATTTTCTGCTCCTGAAATTCGTGGGTTATTCGCACGAGCTGGGGCATCTGTTGAGGGTGATATCCCACGAATTTCGATGTGTTTGTCTGTTGAGGCTCGTCGGGCGATGCTGGATGCGATGTTGCACGCGGAGGGGCATCGGGAATTTTCTAAAGGTCGAGGATCAGATCATGGGGGGTGGCAGTTTACTCAGAAGGACCCACTTCGTCTTGATTTGTTTTATGCTCTTTGTGCTCTTCTGGGAGTGCCCACTAGGCACCGGTCTATTGACGTTGATGGAATAACGAGAACTGGAACACGATCAAGCGCATTGCGTTGGGTGCATGGGCAGGCGTGGGCTCGATCTGTTGAGAGGATTGTGGCTCATGAGACTGTGTGGTGTCCGGTGACTGACACAGGTACGTGGATGGGCTGTTATGAAGGGCAAACATCATTTACTGGAAATTCGGCCGAAGATGTGGTGGATGACGCGGCACTTGAACTTGTGCATGAATTATATGAGGATTATTTGAAACCAACGAAGGGTCGTTGGCTTGGGTTATGCCATGGGCATCATTGGGCGCAATTGCGTACGGGTGATACGACCGACATGCGATTATGTCAGATGCTCGATGCGAAGTTTTTAGGGACCTGTGCATATATTCGTCTCGTATTTCGCAGTAACGGATCTCGATTTTCTATTGTTCTTTTTGTCCATCACGGGTGCGGAGGCGGGATGAAAATGTCGGCACCGTTGAATAAGATTGAAAATCTTCTCCCCTACTGGGATGCTGATGTGTTTCTTCTTGGACATATGACGAAACAGGCGGCAGCTCCGGTGAATCGGATTATGCCACGGTGGCACGGGTTCGGTTCTCCTGATCTGGTTCATCGGAAGGTGTACATGGTCGGATGTGGCGGGTTTTCAAAATCATATGTCGAGGGGGCGAAGCAGGGGCAGATTCCCATGGGAAATTATGTGGAACAACGGCTCTTGAGCCCAGCGAGTCTTGGGGCTCCATTGATTAAAATTGTTCCGGTTGTGAAATATCGGAGATACGGACCAAGGAAAGACGGGAGGGGATCGGCAACATGGGAACCTGATGTGACCGTCGAACTGTAGTATGCTGTTGTTGGTATTGTGGAGGGGGATGTATGAAACTTGTGGTTCTGTGTTTTAGCATAATGCTGTTGACAGCCTGTGCTGCACCTAGCGTCTCAATGGCACCCTACAGGCCCCAGATTCCCCCACGACCGACGTTGACCGTCCAGCCTGACGTCATAGATTGCCAAGTGGTCAACGGGCAACGTGGGCGCTGTGTGAACCTCTGGGAGCCTGATCTAAAAACGATGGTGCAGTGGGGTCTTGGACTCGAGCGTGAGTTAAAAGCAGCATGTCTGGCATTGGGTGGGTCTCCGAAAGAGTGCAGGACTGAGGTGGAGTCGAAGTAATGGGGTTTGAAATTAAGCGACCGACGGAGGTTCGTCGGTCGTTTGCATTGGATTCGAAGGTTCGTGTGCTACGGCCGATGTCCCCGATTGAGTTTAGCCCTGGCAAACGGTACCCAAAGAAACGAACAGCTGGCGGTACGTGGCCAAAAGGCCGTATGGATTATGAATTCTTTGAGCGATGTAAAGAGATCATTTGTCGGATTAAGCATCCGAATTTATATTTTCAGCATCGGGAGACAGAATATAGATTTTCAAAGATTCAATGGTCTCGCGGGTGTTATTTCGATTTGAGGAAGTACAAGTTTGGAAAGCCGTCCGGGGAGGGGATTCTTTTGCATCAGGATATTTGGGAAGTGCTTCTTTCTGAAGTAATCGCCGCAGTGCGTCAGGCACAGTTTGATGATACACGTGAGAAGGAACAGAAGCAGGGGGTGGAGGTGATCCCGGTTTGACGACAGAGGAGCAGGAGGTCACGAAAGAGGATCTTCGTGTGATGCTGACTGAGTTTTGGGTGACGATGATGGGGTCAGACAAGTCGGAGCCCCAGGATCAAATCAAGGTATCTGAATTGTTGGCCAAGTATATCCTCGGAGAAGGAAAGACCATGATACGGAAGCGTGGCGGGGGGCGTCCGACGACGGCCGATGTGTTGAAATTGGTGGCGGGGATCGAGGAGCAGGGCTGATGGCAAAGTCTGCCCATTTAGATCGTGTGCTAGAACGGCGGGCTTTGGAATACAAGGACGATGTGGCTCGTGAAGTCCGAGAGTACGGACAGGTACGACCTCGGGAGGCTCAGGTAGGGTCACGGACGTGGAAGAGTTATTCGCAGATCCGTTTTACTTCAAAACTATTTAGATCGGGATGGGAAAGGATCTTTGAACATGGGAAATAACGTTTTACTGGTTCTCTTTATAATATCGTATGTATACCTTATTGTATTTGCTGTAGTGAACTTTGTGAAATTGCAGCGTCGTGTGAATCGTCTCGAAACCGTGTTTCGTCAGCTCGGACCAACGGCCGAAGCGCGGTTGCAGGAAGGCGGGACACATGTTGTTTTGCCTCCGCGTTGGTTAGAAGACGAGGAAGAGGTCGAACATGGGTGAAGCGCGGAGACGACAGCAGTTGGGTTTGACGGGACGTGAACGGGTTGAACGTGTGCCTGGGAGGGACGTGCCGCGCGGGTATAAATTCGCTGGGTCCGGGCGTGTGTGTGAGGTATGCGGACATGATATTGCAGCGAATGCGACAGGGCAATATACAAGGTTTTGTTCTGGGCAATGTCGGAAGCGGAGATACCGGTTACCTTGACTCGGACGGTTGATACGGGGGTCGTGCTTGGCGAAGCACAGCAATCGGCACAGAAGATTGTCCGGTACCGTCGGGATTTCCGGGCGTTCGCATCGGAGCAGTTAAGAATTGGGGATAACCCGTTTAACTTCTGGCCGTGCCAAATCCCACTTCTTGAATCTATTGAGCGCCAATTTGAAGCTCGAGGGTTTGCGCGATGTGTTTGGTTGAAAGCTCGCCAGGTTGGGGCCAGCACGTTGGCCGAATCGTTGGTTGCATGGCGGACAATGCTTTGGCCTCATGTGAACGCGTTGGTGCTGGCTGATCAAGCTGAACGGGCACGGACGCTCTTCGAGATTTCACGGACATTTTATGACCATCTGGATGATGATATTCGCCCAGTGGGTCGGTATATTACCAAACGGGAACTGGTGTTTGCCAATCCCTCCCAGGCAACGCGTAAACATGATCCAGGGTTACGATCGAGAATTGTGGTGGAGTCTGCCCACAAGAAAAACATAGCTATAGGTGCGAATTGGCAGGTTGCTCATTTGTCAGAATGTGCCCGGTTCCCTGATCCGGCGTTTGTGCTTGACGGGGTCATCCCGGCAGTCCATCGGGTTCCTGGGACGATTATTATCATGGAGTCTTCTGCTGAAATGGCAGGGACGTGGTATCGAGATTTTTGTGAAGCATCCATGCGTGGAGATACCGCGTTTGAATTTACCTTTGTCCCATGGTTCCTTCAGCCTGAATATTGTATGCCATTGAACGTGGGTGAGTCCATCGAGTTTTCAGCGAATGAGCGCCATATCGTAGCGGAATTCGGGTTGAATCCTGGACATATCAAATGGATGCGGGAAAAGCTCGGTGAAATGGGGAACGATTGGGATCTGTTTCGGCAAAGTTTTCCTTTGTGTGTGTCCGGAGATACTCGAGTCGGAACGAATCTTGGCTTGATTCGGATTGATCAAGCACAAGGAGTTTCAGAACTTTCTGGGTCTCGTGTAGTAAAGGAGTGGTTGCCACAAGGGGTACATGAGACTGTTCTTGTGGAAACTAAAGATGGGTATCGTGTTCAATGTACTCCCAATCATCCATTTGTTGTTGGTGATGCGTTTATTGAAGCAAAAGATCTGTTGGAAGATATGGTTCTTACGTTAGAACCCCCTCGCTTGTCTGAATCTATGTTTGTTCATCGTTGGATTTCTTCTCCTGGTGTACAGAGTAGCGTGTTGGTAACAGAAGAATTATCTGCATTTCTTGGGTATTATCTGGGAGATGGAAGTTTTGATGGGCACTGTGTCGAGATTGCTTCTGATAGTCGAGATATGGATGTGGTTGAAGATATAGAACGTGTGGTTGGTATTGTTGCATCTGGTTATTTAACGTCGCGGGGTACTCGACCATCAATTACACGACGACATCGGTTGCAGGGGGCTATTGGCGTACGATCGTTTACACGCGATTGGATACACCTGTTATCTCAATTTGAAATCGCCGAACAGTATTCTGGGAAGGGTTTGTGGCATCGAGTGGTTCGTGTTCCGGAGGCTATCTTTCGGAGTCCGCAGCCCTGTGTTCGCAGATTTTTATCCGCTTTGTTTGAAAGTGACGGTTACGCTGGAAATCGTCAGGCGAAAGTTGTTTTTTGTTCAAAGGGGGAGCAGTTCTGTCGTGATATTCAATTATTATTGCTTGCGTTTGGAATTAAGGGGCGGTTGCGACGAGAAAGACAGAGCCGTCCGTATATTGATGGGTCTCTTGGGTATAAAACGATGCTTTATTTATCGGCGTCTGAAGCAACTTTATTTCACGAGAAGATCGGATTTGTTTCGGCACGTAAACAAAATGGGCGTCGTGCATATCCTTCTGGAAAGGTTCGTTTACGTCATGTGTTAAGCGATCGAGTAAAGTCTGTTACATCGGCCGGGTGTGTGGATGTGTACGATTTTCGTGTTGCTCCTGACCATCTTCATGATACCAATGGAATTCTTACGCATAATACGGTTGAAGATGCGTGGGTGACCCCTGGGGCACAGGTATTTCCTGCGAAATCGTTGCGGGAGCTTCGGCATGGAGTGCGTCCCCCGATGCGAATGGCTGAGGTGCATTCGGGTCCACGGATTCTTGATGCGCCACAAGGTAAACTGTGGATCTGGGATGAGCCAGAACAGGGGAAGGCATATGACATTGGCATAGATGTGGCGATGGGCCAAGGTCGAGATGATTCGATGGAAGAGGATTTGGATTCGTCGGTCGCGTGCGTGTTGCAGCGGGGATCGAATAAGCAGGTGGCTGAGTGGACATCACGGGCTGTTGATCCGTTTGAACTCGCAAACGTGTTGTACTGGTTAGGGAAATATTATAACACTGCACAGATTGCAGTTGAAACAAATGGGATTGGCGGTGGGACAAATCAACAACTAAGTAAGATGGGCTATTCAAATAATTACGTCTGGAGGTATAGGGATGAGGTGGTGCCTCGCTATTCTCGAAAAACGGGCTGGGAGACGAATTCTAAATCGAAGCCGTGGCTCGTTGGGTTTGCATCTCATGAGATGGTGAATGGCCGGGTCCACATCGCCAGTGAATCACTCCTGCGTGAATTGGAAATGTTCGTGCAGAAGGGTCCGAACGAATGGGGGGCTGTTGCTGGACATCATGATGATCGAGCGATTGCGTGGATGATTGCTCTTTTGACATCAGATGATGAATGTTTTGAGAAATATTATGGGCTTCAGAAGTTAGTGTCACGCGATACCGTATCTGGTGGGGCAGAGAAGCGGGAGCCTGAACCTTGGGAATGTGATAGAACATTCCGTAGGATGGTTGGTGGGCGAGAAGATGAACCTTGGGAATGAAAGGGGAATGTATGGCAGTGCCGAAGATTGGTCGTCGATTTGGATCTGGTGCAACTGTGGAACAGGGACCACCTACGTTGGAATTGAATGTTCCTCCGAATGTGGAAATGGATTTTCTGCCTAACGAGCCTGGTTCTGTTTTTGTGATGGAGGATGACCCTGAGAAGGCGGCTGAAATTCTTATTCCGTATCTTCCAGAAGACACGCAGATGCTGATTCGTGAAGCGAAAGAGGCTATGCAAGTGCCATTATGGCAAATGTTTCTTGGATATGTCATGATTGTGTCCGATCGGTCGGAGCTCTTTTCTCCGTTTTTGCTGGCGGCATGGGAAGCGGGGAAGAAACCGAATGAGGAACGTCCGTGCGGGACATGTGGCGGGATGTTTAGATCACGATTCGCACAGGCAAAGTATTGTTGTGCTCCGTGCCACTTTAACAAGCTGGCGGCGTTTGGACATACGTCTGATTGCCCGACTGGGCTTGGTGCTGCGAAAGGGGTCTAATGGCAAGTCTTCCTCCGAAGGGCGAAGAGCTGACGCTGATTCGGTTTCTGGATGCGTTGGATAGCGAATCCGAGTCTGCGAAGCGGGAGATCGCTCGCCCATGGGAGGAGAATATTCGGCAGGTGCAGGGGGATCAGTGGAAGATTAAACGGGCTCCATACTTCTTGGTTAATATTATCAAGAATCAAGTGAAACGAAAAATCAGTGCGGTGACTGAGATGAAGCCGCAAATTCGTATCAGCGCACAGAAGCTAGAATTGACAAAAGCGGCATCGGTGCTGTACAACGCAACACGTGCTATTTTTGATCGGAATGAAACGGACGATGTGTTCTATCGAATGTGTTTATTTGCGATGACGATCGGTCCTGGGTTTATTTCGACAATGTACGATCCGATTCAGGATGATATTGTTCTTTCGTTTATTGACCCTCGTCGTGTTCAAATTGACCCGGGTGTATCCTCTGGGGCGGATTTACGACATGCACAATATCTTCGAATTGATACACCGACATCGTTGGCTGAAATCAGAAAACGATTTCCGGGGCGTGGTGCGTTGGTACAACCGGACGAGCGATTGAGTTCCTATGTTGAGAAGAATAAAACGTCGTTGATCTCGGCGGCACTTGCAATGTTGCCTCGTCCGTATCACCCTGGAGCGTCGAGAAAATCAGGGCCGATTCCACGGGCAGAATTGCGGGATTACTGGATTAATGATCCACAAATAAACACGGAGGGTGATCTTCTGTTTCCTGGTGGGCGACATGTCACACGAGCTGGTAATTTGATTCTTGTGGATGAAGCAAATAAAAACTGGGATGGCGAATGGCCTATTGATATGTTTGAGTGGGATGTTGATTTTGATCATCCATGGGGAATTGGTGAGGTTCAAGATCTGAAGAGGCTTCAAGAAGCAATCAATCGGATGGGAGATTCGTGGATTAAAAATCTGTTGCTTGGAAGTAACTTCCGTGTGATCGCCGATGCAGATGCACTCGATCCAGATCAGTGGGATAAACTTGACAATGATGCTGGACTGATTGTACGGAAAAAGCCTAATCGTCAGTTTGAATATCAAGCTCCGATTCCTGCTGATCCTGGGACTCCAACGGCGATTCAATCTCTCATGCAGTTGTGCGATTTGTTGACCGGGAATATGGACCCGTCTGGGTCTCGTGGAGAATCAGGACCTGGAGCCGGGTTAGAGGGATTGCAGAGTTCTCGTCAGGTGCTGATTCGTTCTGTTGCTCGTCGGTTTGAATCGTTGTTGGGGCGTGTCGGGCAGAAGATTATTTCTCGTATTTTTCAATATTATACATCAGATCGTATTCTCTTTCAGCAAGGCCCAAGTCACGAGTGGGTTTCGTATACGTTTGAACGGCAAAAGTTGCTTCAGGATGACGAGGGGAATGCGCGTCCAGCGGAGGAGCGGTCTCGGATGTATCGTGATTTTAAGTTTTTGGTGACGCCTGGAAGTTCTCTTGCGAGTACACGCATTCAGCGTGTGATGGCAGCTCTTCAGTTGCGAGCAGCGACTGGGGTGGCTCCAAGCGTGCGTCGAATTCTTGGCGAAGCAGATCTTGGAGACCCGGATGAGCTGATTCAGGAGGGGTTGGAAGAACTAGCAAAGTTGCCTCAACCGCCTCCGCCGAAAGGAAAAAGTGGGCGGCGTTAAAAATAAATAGGTGGTCTTATGGTGCAACTATTGACCACGAGTTGTAAGTGTGTGATTGATTAGTTGGAGGATAATATGCCGCTTGCTCCGTCGCCATTTTCAAGTGTTCCTGGATTTTTGAATAGGGGGGCGACGCCCCCAGTGATGCAAGGTCCTCCGATGGGTGGAGCGCCCGGAGCTGGTGGTCCTCCAGGTAGTCAAGTTCCTGGACTGATGCAAGGTGGTCCAGACGGTGGATCTGATTTAGATTTATTTCAGCGTGTGTCTCTTCTGCTGATGGACCCGCAGACGAAGCAGTTGAATCCGGCTGCGGTTCTTCTTTTTGCTGGGATGGGATTGAGGGAAGCTCTTGAAAAGAGTGGCAAGTTTGTGTCAAAACCGCATCGTTCCAATGATGAATTGTCTCAACAGGGTGTTCCTGTGGGGATGCCAGGGCAGACGGGGATGCCAAGTCCGGATCAGATGGTGCGGCAGTTGCGTCCGCCGAGTGTTCCAGGGGCGATGTAACTGTGTCTAATGGAGAAAAACAATTCCAGTTAATGCGTACTTCAAGGGGCGAGGAGATAAAGTCATGCGATCAATGGTGGCTCGGTACGGGTCGAAGAAGGGCAAAAGTAATTTTTACGCTACGGCGAATAAAAAGAAGATGACGCCAAAGTTGCCTACTGGTTCAAGGAAAATGTCATGAAGGCGATGTCTTCAATGGGGCCAGCGCGCGAATCGACCGAGAAGGCACAAGGGATTCGTGATTCGTCTGGTGACTATACGGACATGGAAGGTCATCGGGATTGTGGAGATGCTCGGTCATTGGGGCCGAAGCGCGCGGCTCGTGTATTCTCTCCGACTCGAGATCGGAAGACAGCACGGGTCTATCAACGGCGTGTCTAGCTGAATAGGGGGAATATATGGGTGAGGGGGTCAAGGCGGTGATGGGCAGCAAGGGTGGCGGGAAGTCGTCTGTGATCAAGGGATCTGCGTCACCAGGTGGGGCTGGTGGTGGGTTTGTCGGGAGTCCGAAGTCTTTGTATAAGGCGGACAAGTCTCTTGGAACGAAGACGTTCTCGATTGGTAAGCGTGGTCTCAAGTCTGGACGAGGAATGTAACATGCCGCAAACTCCTGTGGGATTTGCTCCTCCTGTTCCAGGATTGACGGCTTCTCAGGGGGTGACGCCAGACAGTGCGTCGCCGATGTCAATGCTGGCGATGATGCTTGGACAGAAGTCACCACCGCCAGATACGACTCAGGAGAAAATGTCACAGATTGTGCAATTGCTTCGGGAAGTATCAAAATCGGACCCTCGCGTTGGAATGATTGCGAGCGAGGCTCTGCGTGTGCTGCTCGAGGGACCACCCGGCGGACCGGGTGCCTCACAGCCTCCAGGGGCCGGTGGTGGTTCGATGATGGGTGGCCCGTCGGCTGGCGGCGGGATGCCTCCGGGGATGCCCCCGGGAATGATGCCAGGAATGTAATATATCGAACCAGAACTCGTTATGCCCAGGGAACTGGGGACCGTAACGGGAACTTCTGAGGGAGACAGGAATATCATGGCGGATGAATCGGTTACCGGAGTTGGTGGAACAGGGACAGCGGCGGCATCGACGGGAACATCGGTGTCGAACGGTGCAGGTGCGCCGTCAGGTCAGCCGCTGAAGTTTGGCGGGAAAGAGTACGGTTCAGTTGACGATCTTGGGAAAGCGTATGAGTCCCTTCAGTCTGAACATGGGAAGTGGACGCAGCAGCACGGGGATTTGCAAAAGAAGTATGACGAAGCTCAGACACAGGCACAGCGGTGGAACGAGTGGTGGCAGACGGTACAGCCCCTCTGGGGTGATGATGTTGAGGCGGTGTTGCGGGCGAAGCTTACTGGACAGGGTCGGCAGCAGGTTCGGCAGGCGACGGAGCAGCCGACCCAACAGACGCGGAATACATTTGAAGAGTATGAAGGGCTCCCGGTGGCGGAACAGTTTGGGAAGTTTCGTCAGATGATGGGACAGGAGTTTGCTCAGAATTTGAATCAGACGCTAAATCAGTTTGCTCAGGCGATGAACACAACGTTGGCGAATAAGGAACAGTGGTACCAGACGTACTTGACGAATCATCTGTCGCTCTTGAGGAAGGCGTTGGAGCGGAAGGCCCAAGATCCGTCGTTCAATGTGGATCTTGTTATGGAGCAAGCGGCGAAAGCGATTGGTGGGCAGATGGACCCGATCGCTCTTGGAGAGCAACTGCTTCAGGCGTCGTCTTTTGGGTCACAGTTGGAGACGGCAAAGAAGGCGGCGTACGAGCAGGGGAAGAAGGATTTTGAGCAGGAGGTTGCAAATAAAAAGCTCGAGGCGGCTCCCGCGCAGGCTGGTGGAGCCCCCGTCTATAAGGTTCCTATTTCTTTAGGGAACAAGGCGGGATTTGGAACACTGAGACAGCAGGCGGCGAATGCACTTGCGAAGAAGTTTGGTCCGTCGTTGTTTAACGAATAGCGTCGGATGATCGCCCCTGCGAGGAGGATGATGAGACATGGCGCTTCCTACTGATAGCCGACAGCTTGCCGATGTGGCAGCCAGTGCTGTTGACTCATATCTGCCAGGGCTTATTGATCTGTTTTTCAATAGCAATGCGATGTGGGTCCGACTGGCGTCCAAGGAGCGGGCGATCCTCGATGGGGGAGATCTGATTCGGCAGCCGATCTTGTATGACAAGCTGAATGCAGGGTCATACTCTGGTCTGGATACGTTTGATATCAGCCGTCGCCCGACCAAGACGGTATTGCAGTTCGACTGGGCACAGTATTATGTCAATCTGACGGTGGATGGGCGGACAATTCTGAAGACTTCCGGGTCAGGGACCAAGATTCTTGATCTGGTTGAAGCCGAGATGGAGACGGCCCGGATCACTCTGGCTGATCTGCTCGGGACGGATGCGTATCTCGACGGTACTGGGAACGCCAATAAGGCGATTCAGGGTCTGATCGCCGGGATTGACAGCGGGACGAACGTGGCGACCTACGGCGGGATCAGCCGGAACGATGGATCGGTTCAGGCAACTGCTGTTCAGGGGAATCTGAATACGACGGGTGGGGCGCTGTCTTTGGCGTTGGTGAATACCGGGATGGGGAGTGCGACGATTCAGCCCCATCGGCCTGATCTGATCGTGACCACGCAGGCCCTCTGGGATAGGTTCTGGGAGCGGTCTCAGCCCTCTCAGCGGACCCCGTCTGGGCCTGGGTTTGATGACCTTGCGCGTGTTGGGTTCTCTGCGATCAACTTCAATGGCGCTGCGGTGGTGGTGGATAGCCACTGTGCGTCAGGGAATTTGTGGCAGCTGAATACGGACTTTATCAAGCTGCTCATCCATAAGGATCGAGATTTCCAGTTTACTGGATTCCAGAAGCCTACGAACCAGGATGCATTGCTGGGTCAGATCCTTTTTGCAGGTCAGCTTGTCATTCAAGCTCCAAGGTTGCAGTGTCGCATGACCGGTTTATCGTAAAATAAATAATAGGGGTGGTGACATGAAGTCTCTGGATTGTCGTCTCGGCTGGCTTGCTGGGATAGTTGACGGGGAAGGTTCTTTTCAAGCCCGTTTAAGCCAGAGTGTGCGTACGCGTCGAGGGGGATCTGCGTACTCAAGCTTGGTGATTAGATTTATTTTGTCTAATACCGACGAGGCGATGATCTTAGAGACTAGTTCAATTTTGGATACGATCGGGGTAAAGTATTTTGTGCAATATTATCAGCAGCCAAATCCAAGATGTAAGCCAGCGTGGTGGCTAGAAGTTAAGGGCAAGGAGCAAATTGAGCGATTTATTAGCTCGGTCCAGCCATATCTTGTAACGAAACGCGCTCACGCAGATTTGCTTATTCGGTTGATTGCACGACGTCGTGCAATTTCTTTGGGGGCTGGGTATAAAACTACAGTACCGATGGTTACAGATAAAGAAATTTTATCTATTTTGATGGGTGTAAAAAAGTTGAATCGTCGTGGAATTGGCCATGGCGACGTAGTGGAACCGACTCTGTCTGAGCCCTCTCGGGTTGTCCTTGGCTCAGTTGGGTCTCCGCTAGAGGGTGTGGTAGGGGCCGACCGAGAGCGAGAAATGAATCCCCACCCGGCCATGGGAACCACCTCTAGTGGCGTACTGTAAGTACGCGAAAGGATTGCCGTGAGTGGGCCGTATTTGAATACTGGGCCGTTCAAAACAAAAATCACTGCCAATGATACCACGCAACAGGAAGAGCTTGGTGTGTGGCGGTTTGAAGCGGGCAAGGTGTTGCGGTATGTGAAGGCGAGTGCCTTGATTCCGGCTGGTGAAGCTCTGAAGATGGATTCGTCCGTGACGACGGCGGCATTGATGGGGATGCAGGTACAGGCGTCCAGCGGCGCGACGGATATGTTCTTCGGCATCGCTGAGACGACTCTGGCCGCGTTGAACTTCGGCTGGGTGACCATCTACGGTCCGGCAACGGGTCGGGTGGTGACGGCGGATGCGGCTGGCGCGGGTCTTGGCCCGAGTGCAAACACGGGTGTTCTGAGTATTCGCAATACGTCGCACTTCAATGCGGCTGCGATTGCGATTCAGACCGGGCTGTCTGCTGGGTCGGCTGTTTTCATCAGTCAATTGTAGTCGGTGTTGCGTGTGGTGGCCGGAGGGCCAGGACGTTGGATGGGGTCGAGTTATCCTCCGGCCACCACACAGTCGATGACGACGAAAGGGGGATGCTGGTATGGCGGCAGCGGCAGAAACAGCGGGGACTCGGCGTGACTTTGTTGTGGGAAATCTGCGGGCCGTGAAGGCGGATCTGACGTCCGTTGATGATGCGGATACGTGGACGCCTGGGTTGTCTATTATCGAGAGTTTTGTGTTTACTCCAACGACGGCTGGGGCAACGACACAGTGGGGTGCGACAGTGTCAGCTCCGGCAACGAGGCAAGCTGTCGTCACGTTTGCCATTGAGTCTGGGACGTTGGCGGGAATTGCCATGGCGTACGGGTATTAAGTAGGAGGATGCAATGGCAGAAGTTGCTGAGACAGCTGGAACTCGATTGGATTTTATCGAGGGAAACATGCGTGGTGTGAAGGCAGATCTGACATCAGTTGGCGATGGCGAGACTTGGACTCCAGGGCTTGCGATCATCGAACATTTTATGTTTACGCCGAGTACGGCGGCTGGTGGGACTCAGTGGGGGGTGACGATTTCATCTCCAGTGAGTCGTCGAGGGGTGGTGACCTTTGTTCTGGAGGGTGCCGCGTTGGAGGGGAAGGCAATCGCGTACGGGTATTGATCGGCGATGTGTGTTACGATAGGCTCGGCTGGGAATATGTGGTTCTCAGTCGGGCCTTTTCTTTGTTAGGGGATTAACATGGCATATACGCTATCTCCAAAACCAAATCCGCAGGCGCTTATTAATTGGCGTGTAGCACCAGCGTCGTTAGTTGGATGTTGCCCGTTAATTCAAGGTGAAGATCCTACGACGACTTTAGAATATGTGACGCGACTTCCAGGGGACGCAACGACTTTCAACGCTGGTGCAACTGGGCAGACAACATGGCAATCGTACGGAGTGAACATGAACGGGGGAGGGACGACAGGGGCGAGGTCTGTCCAGGTGTCCGAAACGTCGTTTCTCGCGATGGATCGGCACCGACGTACAATCGCGTGGGCGCAACGGGTGTTGGTGCAAACCCCCACATTGATTATGACGAATAATGAGTCTGCTGGTAACCCCCTATCAATGTTTTCGATTCAGGCTCCAGAGGTAGCTTTTCCTAGTAATGATGTCATCTCGCTGAATCTGGGTCAACGGATATCCGCCACGGAAGCATCTCCGGGTGCTGATTTCCTCGATGGGACTGCTGGGTCAACGTTAATTAATGAGTGGCATGCGATCATGGTGTCATGGAGCGACGGGACTGGTGCTGATTCGGCAACTGGAATGGCAATTTGGGATAATGGCGTACTGGTGTCAAGTAAAGCTACGGAGATTAATAGTTCGAGTCCCGGTGCTTTGCCGATTACCTTGGGTGTTACTATTGATGCTCCGACTGCTGATTTTGAATACTGGTACCAGTTTAATGAGTTCATTCCGTCGGGGAATACTCTTGCTTTGAAATTGTATAATAATCCGTATTATTTCTTTGGTGGTGGTGGTTCTAATAAGGGACTTATCTTATAATTGAGTTTTTACGTCCGTGATCTGAAAAAAGTGCTTGCATAGTCCAACCGGTTGGGTTATCGTGGGTTCATGAGCACTTCGATGAGAGCGGTCTGGGGTGGAGATGATCTTCAAGGATTTGATTTTCCCGTATTGATTGCTGTTCGTGTGGTTCGGCAGGCGTTGAGTGACTTAGAGGTTCACGAGGTTACGGACATACAAACGCAACAAGAACTGCAACTGATTCGAGATGATGCCTATGATTTTCTGACTCGCCGTTTATGGGATTCTGAGTGTCTCTGGTTGGATCTGCTTGGACATTGCCTTGTCAAACAAACTGTTCTTCAGGAAGTTGCAGTGCGGTGGGAGCGTACAACGGCATAGCGGGGGTAGAGTCAATATGCGAAAAGGCTCTGTAGGTCTTGCTATGATTGTGAAAAATTGTGCTGAGACGTTGGAGCAGTGTCTTCGTTCAGTGCATAGATTATTTGATCAGGTTGTGGTGGTAGATACTGGTTCAACTGATAATACGATTGAAGTGGCAAAAGCGTTTGGTGCTGAAGTGTCTTCCTTCCCGTGGATTGATGATTTCTCAGCAGCCCGAAATGAATCATTTTCTAAATTGACAACTGAATATTGTTTTTGGCTCGACGACGATGACGTGCTGGTCGGTCGTGAATATCTTGAGGATATGTTGCAGAAGTGTATTGAACAGAATTTAGATGGCGCGGTGCTGGAATATTTGTATGCGTTTGATGGGGTTGGCGAGAAGCTGTTGACTGAGCAGATTGATCCGTTAATTCGTGCAGGGCAATTGATCCCGCAGGAGTTGATTCAGCAGTTGGGGCTTCGGTGTGTTACGACGCAACATCGTGAGCGGTTGGTTCGTAATGATCCGAATTGGCGGTGGATGTATCCCGTGCATGAAGCAATTCCATCGGCAGGCCATCGGCTGGGAAAATATACGCATATGAAAGTGGTGCATCGTCGTCATGTGCGAAAGCGAGCGGTGCCAAGTCGTCGAAATTTGGATATTTTGTTGAAGGTTCCGTATGAAAAATATGATGAGAGGATCTTATTTTATCTTGGATTAGAGCATGCGCATCATCAGGAGTTTGATGCGGCGGTGTCTGCGTTTGAGAAGTACCTGCCAAAAGCTACAGTGTCAGATGAAAAATATCTTGCGTTACATTTTTTGGGGGATCTGTATCGGTTCAAGGGGGATTTGGATCGATCTGTTGGATACGATTTACAGGCTGTGGCGCTTCGTCCGACATGGCGGGATGCGTATGCAGGATTGCTTGAAACGCATGCGAAGAAGTCTGATTGGAATTCATGTATCTATTACGGAGCCATGGCCAAACGGGCTGAGATTCCAGAGACGCCGTTTGCGATTAACCCGCTCCATGAGTCCGTGGGCTGGGTGGGGGACTATGTTCGGGCATTGATGGAAGTTGGGCAGCTCCAGGAGGCATTGGACGAGTCAGAGACGGCGTTGTGCCGTGTTCCTGAAGATACGGCGCATCGGCATAATGTGGATACGTTGTCCGTTGCATTGAATCTTCGTCGCGGGCAGCAGGCCATTTCAGATGCTGCGGAGTTTTTCCTTCGGCATGATGATGCGGAAACGGCAGGATTAATTATTGCTCGATCCAGTCCAGTTCTTCGTGATTGTGCGGAAATCAAAAAATGGATACGTATTGCTGGAGCCGTGTGTGGTGCTGCGTCTCGTGGGGAGATCCCTAAGGCGCAGCTTCGTCAATTTGAAGACACGTGGGATGATCCATCGGTGAAGTATATCTTTGATCATATATCGCAAGCTCCTGAGATTCAGTCGCTGCTTCAGATTGGAGGGCCTCTTGAAACAAGTGTTCTTTACAAAGAATACGGGTTGAAGGCGGTGCGGATTGAACGAGTTGATCAGATTGTCGGTCACTATGACGCGGTGGTGCTGTGGAGTTGTTTGGAACGGGTGAAGTACCCGGACGAAGTTGTAAAACGGGCATATCAAGTGGTGAATCCGGGTGGATATGTTTTTGCGTTGGTGCCAAATGGGCCGTCGTCCAAGGGTTTGGCTCCTCCAAGGTTCGAGACGGCACGGTTACGTGCGTATTCAGTTGACACGTTCCGTCAAGTCATGGGAACGGTGCGAATGCCAGCTGTGTTGGGCGGAGCTCCGGCTGATGCTGGTGACCTTGCCTTGATGGTTCCACTTCCCATGAGTTCGGTGCGAAGTCGAACAATTGCCATTGTGTGCCCTCTGTCACCAGAAGTGTGGGGTCCTGAATCCCTTGGGAAAGGGATTGGGGGGAGCGAAGAGGCGGTGATCCGGTTGAGTCGGGCGTTTGCCCGCCGGGGGCATGCGGTGACGGTGTATGGGAGTGGCTTTGTGGGGGCCGACGTTGACTTGTACGGCGAGATCTCCTACAAACCCGTATCTGAGTATGTCCCGACTGAGATTCTCCTCGGCTGGAGGCATCCAGAGATCTTTGTGAATCAGGTTCGCCCATTGGAAGCTGGGTGGCGGGGGCTGTGGTTGCATGATTCGATTGATCGTCAACGGGTGGAGATGGCATCCCAGTGGGTCGATGCGATTTGGTGTATTTCAGATTATCACGCTAGTTTATATTCTGGGATTTCTAAAATATATTCAGGGCGAAATGGGATTGATCCGCATGATATTAATCCGTGTGAAGATGAGGATGAGGTTGAGAAACAGAGAAATCCTATGCGCATGGTGTATGTGAGTACACCGTTTCGTGGATTGAATGTATTGCTCGAGCGGTATTGGCCGACGATTGTGAAGCAACTTCCTCAGGCGGAGCTCCACTGTTATTACGGGTGGGATTCAGCGGATAAAATGGGGGTGACCGCGACACCAGAAGGGGCGGCATTCAAGGAGCGCGTGATGTCGTTGGTCCAGACGTTGCCAGGAGTGACGTGGCGTGGGCGGATTGGGCAGCCAGAACTGTATAAGGAACTTTTGAAATCAGGGGTTTGGTGTTACCCGAGTACGTGGAAAGAAGAAAATTGTATCTCGAGTTATCTGGCGCAAGCGTGCGGGGCATGGCCTGTGGTGTTCCCGATGGGGGCTCTTGGTCAATCCGTAGTGTTCGGGTGGAAGGTGGATGATGCACATTTTGTTGAAGCGGTGTGTGAAGCGGCTCAGACGCAGGCTGGGCGTCAGACCATGATGGAGTGGACGCGTCGGAATACATCCTGGGATGATTGTGCTGCGTACTGGGAACGGCTATTTATTGGGAGATTAGCATGAAAACATTGGTGCATTGTTTGCTCGAAACGGCCCACGGCCCATTGAGCTACTCAGATCTTGTATCTGGTGGTCGAGGGGTGACCGGGTCGGAACAGACCATGTTGTATCTGGCTAAGGCTCAGGCCAAGAGTGGTTACCGTGTGGTGTGCTATATGCCGACAGATCAACCAGGATTCTTTGACGGGGTGGAAGTGTTGGATGTGCGGAGAGCGTGGCCTCGATTGCGAAGAACTGATGGGGCTGATGTCGTGATTTCGTGGTTGACCGCAGATTTTCTTCGAGATCTTGGGTCGAAGACGTTGCGGGTGTTGAGTATTCAGATTAATGATTGGATGTTGTCAACGCACGGGTTTGAGAACTTTGTCGATGTCTATGTTTCAGTTTCACAGGCCCATCGGGATCACTTGTGGAAAGAAGATGGGCATCCGACAAGTATGGAGCGAGTGGAGATTCTCCCGAATGGAGTTGATGTGGATCGGTTTTTAGCGGTGAGACCTCGTAAGAAGAGACGATGTGTTTATTTGTCATCTCCGGATCGAGGATTGCACTGGGTGTTAGCAATGTGGGCCGAGATCCATTTGGCGTATCCGGACGCGGAACTTCATATATTTTATGAAATTCAAAAATGGCTCGATAGTGCGATCTTGTTGAATTCCGAGATCGGGCAACGGGCTAAGTTTATTGTACGACGATTGAACGAGTTGAAGGGACATGGTGTGTTTGTTCACGGGGCAGTTGCTCCTCACGTACTGGCAGAGGAGTTGTTGCAGGCTGATGTGATGCTGTATCCATGTGATCCAGTTCGTTTTACTGAGGGGTTTGGAGTTGCTGTATTGGAAGCGTGTGCCGCTGGTGTGGTTCCAGTGATTACTGATGCGGATGCGCTCGGAGAGATTTATGGAGAGAGTGGGGCTTTGGTTGTTCCTCGCGGAGAAACACGTAAATGGACGGATAGTTATATTGAGACTGTTCTTCAGGCGTTTCAGCATCCGGAGTCGATTGATAATGCTCGTGAACAGGTTCGTGCGTTTGCCCAGCAGTATCAGTGGGATGTGGTGGCTCGTCAGTGGGAGGAGATGATTCAGCGCAGGCTTCCAACATGAATAAGGTTTGTGTCTGGTGTCCGATTTGTCAGCTTGACCATAAGAGTGTCGGAAAGATGGGGAACGTGGAGGTGGTGTGTTGTCCGTTCGTGCCGGACGGGGAAATGTATTTGCTACAGGGAGCGTTACTTCAGATGGGAGATCTGGATTCACAGCGTACGTGTTTGAATTAAACAGGAGATTATCCATGCGAGTGTTAATTACGGGCGGTCTAGGGTTGGTCGGGAGTAACTATGCAAAACATTGCCTGGAACATGGATATCAGGTTGTTGTGCTTGATGGGTATACTCGTGGGAGATCGTGTAAGTATAACGAAGAGTGGCTTAGGAAATATGCGACGTCTCCGTTTTTGCGAATTGTTCACGGAAATGTTGCGTTACCAGAAGTGGTGCAAAGTGCATTGAAGCAATTTGATGGGATTGATCGTGTTGTACATGCCGCAGCACAGTCAAGTGTCAATGTATCAATGGAAGCTCCTGAAGTTGATTTTTCATCGAATGTTATTGGTACATTTACGCTTCTGGACGAACTTCGACACGCTGCTCCGAAGGCAAAGGTGTTGTATTTAGCATCGAACAAGGTATACGACGTGACCGGGTGGCCTGTCGAGTTGAATGGATCTCGATATCGGTGGGTCGGGAATCGGCACGGTCCATCGGAGCAGTTTCCATTTTATACGGATGCGAAGGAGCCGTACGGGGCGTCGAAGATAGCTGGATTATATTACAGCCGTTGTTATGCGGCGATGTATGACATGCCAATTGTGATTGTCGTGCCATCCGGGATGTATGGTCCACGGCAATTTGGACGATCCGCACAGGGATGGCTCGGGTGGTTCTGTATTGCAACGCTCCTGGGGTTGCCTATTGAGATCAAGGGCGACGGGTTCCAGGTGCGAGATATGTTGCATGTGCTGGATGTGTGTACTGCGTTTGATCGGTTGTTCGAGGTGGCTGATGTGTACAAGGGCGAATTATTCAATCTCGGTGGTGGAGTGCGGAACGCTACGTCATTGGTCGAAGCACTTGCGTTGATTGCCGATGAGTTGAGAATGAAACCAGTGATCGTGTACGGAGATTGGAGGCCACAGGACAATAAAGTGTATGTATCGAATATTGAGCGAATGGTGGGGATGCAGTGGCATCCAACGGTGACGATCCAGGCTGGAGTGAAGGACATGTGCACGTGGGTAAAGTCCGAGGAGGCGGTGCTTCGTGAGTTGTACACTGGTAAAAACTGAAAGGGGTGACGTATGCCACATGCAAGTCAGGATCTCCGAGTGATTAATGTTGGAGATGTTGTGTTTGTGAAGTCAGGCTGGGGTCCGAGGGGTGTGTCGTCATGGACAGGGACAGTGCGGCAGGTATTTTCAGACGTGTGTGCATGTGTTGTTGAGGGGGTTCATGAGGAACCAGAGCTGGTGTTAACATCTCGTTTGGTTCATATGCAATTGGCAGATGTTCGGTAATGGGGGCACCCAGGTTAAGTTTGTGTATTGTGACTGTGCGGCCAGGCGGTCTTGATGTTCTTTTAGCTGGGTTGACTCGTCAGATCTTTGATGATTTCGAGGTGGTACTCGTTGATGCATTGTACCATCGCCGGGCCGAACAAGTGGCGGATGCCTTTTTTGATGCGAGTATTCGGGTGGTTCATACACCCCCGAAGGATCGGATATTCCCATTGGATTCAGTTCCGGCCGCTAGGAATACGGCGATTGCGAAGGCATCCGGGGAACTGATTGTGTGGGGGGTGGATTACTCGTTTTTCCCAGAAGCATGCTTACGGGAACACTGGGGGGTCTGGGAGTACACCGAGAAGAAGAAGGCCGGGATGGGAGCGCACCGATACCGGTATCCTCCGACTCTGGCATATGATCTTCCAGCGTATGCACCAATTCGGGCACATTGGGTATACGGAGCAGCCACAGTGGACTGTGTGGTGAAACCAGTGCAGGGAGCAACCTACCAATATTCAGCACAGGCTGGACAAGAGTTTGCTGACGCGATACAGGACGGGGTTTACGATAAATGGATGTACACGATCTTTGATCCGCCGATTAAGTATCCTGAGCAAGTTCTGACTTTGGATGAAGATCCGTATTTTTTCCGTGCTGATCCAAAATTGAATGGACTTGTGAGTGGAGATGTTCCTCCGACTGCGTTTCATGCGAAAAATGAAGGGATGGGGGCTGAGCGGGGACGTGAAGTGAACGGGTTTGACGAGTCGTGGATCGGTCATTGTTATGATGATTCGGATATGGGTCTTCGTCTGAGTCGTTCTGGAGCTGCATGGATGCTTCTTGATCCGGTGGCAACTGTTGAGATTGTGAATCCTCGGCATTACTTCCCGCATTCAGTGTGGAGAAGTACACCTGAAGCGTCGCTCCCGAGGTTTTTGGCGTGTGAGCATGATGCGTCCAGGATTGTGAGCGGCAATGCAGGGCATCTTGTGGGGCAAAAACCAGAGTGGGCGTGGTATGCGTAACGTGTATTTGGTTCAAGTGAATAATCGGTTCGGGGATAACGTGTTTCTTCCGTATTCCGTCGGATTGATTCAAGCATACTGTCAGTCACTTGATTGGGTAAACAAAGAATACTGTTTCAAAGAGTTGATTTATCTTCGAGAGCGTTCTGATGCGATTGTGGAACGAATGGAAAATCCGGATGTTGTCGGGTTTTCATGTTATATTTGGAACTGGGAGTTTAACAAGGTTCTTGCACAGAAAGTTCGTGAATCGTATCCGGACTGTTTGATCGTGTTTGGTGGTCCGCATGTTCCAAAGTCAGTGGCATTACGTCGTGATATCCCGGATTATGTGGACGTTGTTGTTCATCATGAGGGAGAAATCGCGTTTTCTGAGATTTTACTGGTTCGTTGTAGTGGGTTGAAGGCAGAAACCTTGGTTCACCGATCTGGTTCACGAATTGCTGATCTTTCTATTTTGCCATCTCCGTATGTGACCGGTGTGTTCGACATGATGCTTGAAGCGGACTATAATCATAATGCTAGTCAAGAGACGCATAGGGGATGTGTCTATTCTTGCAGTTTTTGTTTGACAGGTGATGCAGTTATTATGACAGACGCTGGGTCTGTGCCTATTTCTGAAGTTGTTTTGGATAAAGTAGGCGAACAAGTTTGGACGCATACTGGATTGAAGCAGATTCTGCATAGGTATGAGCGGCGGTACTCCGGGGTGATTAAACGAGTGAAAGTTGTAGGGCGTCCTTTGATACAGTGTACGCCTAATCATGAATGGTTGACGCAGCGCGGATGGATTTCTGCTGGTGAAATTACTGTAGGAGATCGTATTCGTGTATCTGTGCCGGATACACAGAGAGCGGGCGTGGAGATTTTAGATCTATGTAACTATTTAGATGCGTTGTGTGTAGATGGTATGTTTGTTAAATTCAAGCGTGGCAAAGTGAAAGTGCCACGTTATGTAATTATGAATAACTTGTTTATGCGTTTGTGCGGGTTGTATGTTGCGGAAGGACATGTTTCTTTTTCAAAAACTCGGCCAAATTCTGGTGTTGTAGGATGGACGTTTGGGAAACACGAGACTGATTTAATTACTGAAACATGCCAACTGGTTAGGTTGTGCTTAGGTGTCGAACCGATCGTATCTGAAACTGATACAGGCATGCAAATTTATGTTTGTAGTTCGGTGTATGCTCGTTTGTTTTCTAAGTTGTTCGGTTCTGGATCGTTAAGGAAAAAGATTCCGTACGCGTGGTTTAGTGTTTCGTCGGAATTGATACATGCGTTTATTCGCGGCTATTTCGATGGAGATGGGTGTTTCAGTATTGATAAGAAGAATTCTCAAGGTCGCTGTATTGCTTCGACTGTGTCGTTGACTCTTGCTACTCAACTTCAGGTTTTGCTGAGTCTGCTTGGTATTTGTGCTGGTGTTTCTAAACGTAAATTGCTTGTTCCTAGAATTTGCGGGCGAGATGTTAATGTGCATGAATCCTATCGGATAGAATTTGCTGGGCGGTTTCCGGAAAAGTTACCAATAAACTTGTGGGCGTATGTGACGTCCGTAAGTGATGCCGATTTTTCTGGGTATGTTTTTAATTTAGAAGTAGAAGATACTCCAATTTATAGTGTTTTCGGGTTGGAAAGCCACAATTGTGATTGGGGTTCTGCGGTCCTTACGAAGATACGAGCGTTTGATGATGAACGTCTTGTTCGTGAATTTGAGTGGATGGGTCAGCACGAAATTGAACTACTTTATAATTGTGATGCGAATTTTGGATTGCTTCCACGTGATCTTGAATTGACAAAGGAAATGGTTGCTGCGAAAGAAAAATATGGCTATCCACGGCAATTTCGGGCGGCATACGCAAAGAACAGTAATCAGAAAGTTCTTGATATCTCTAGTGTGGTCCACCAGGCAGGAATGAGTAAGGGGACCACATTGAGTTTTCAGAGCCTTGACGCACATACGTTACAGGAGATCAAGCGGAGTAATATTAAGATCGAGAACTTCAAATCATTGTTGGGGACATATCGTCAGGAGGGAATTCCTACATACACGGAGTTAATTCTTGGTTTGCCAGGGGAGACATACGACTCGTTTACCAGGGGGATTGAGCAGCTATTAAAGGCTGGGCAACATGAGGGACTGAATATTTATTTGTTGGCAGTTCTTCCGAATGCAGAGATGGGCGATCTCGAGTATCAGAAGAAGCATGGAATGCGTGTGATTCAGTCTCCGCTGTTGCAACAGCACTCGACTCCGAATCAGGATGGAATTCAAGAAACCTGTCTCCTATGTATTGAGACCGCAACGATGCCGGAAGCGGATTGGGTGCAGGCGTATATGTTCTCGTGGGCAGTTCAGACATTTCATGGGTTTGGGTTACTCCGGGAAGTTGCGATGTATTTGCATGATGTTCAAGGTGTGTCATACCGGGAGTTTTATGAGTGGCTTTTGCAGGTGGCATCTCGACGACCCGCGACATTATTGGCTGAGGAATATAGGCGAACGATCGCGATTGTGAAACGCGGGTTGGACGGAGGCCAGTGGGGTGAGGTTGATCTTCGGTATGGGAATATTATCTGGCCAACTGAGGAATTTACATATTTGAATATTGCTTCACAGAAGAGTTCCAGATTTTACGAAGAGATGAATTTATTACTTCGGCTTCAATGGCCGGATTTGGTGGATGTGTTGTTACGGCTTGCTTGGGATCGTGTGTTAGTGAGAACGGCTGATGAGTTTGGCGGAAATCTGGAGGAGTTTGCAAAGCAGGCCGTGTGGTACGCCAGGAAGCGGTTGCTTCAGAAACCTGTCGAGGTGGTCTGATGGTGGATATTACGCGGTGGCAGTCCCATGGGCCTCCTCCGCCATCAGGGGGGTATGGACCTCTGTGCGAGCAGTGTGGGATCTCTCGGTGGGTGGAGATTGGTGGGGGTCCGGCAGAGGATGTCTATCATCCGAATGTTGATATATCTGCTGGGCCAAATGTGGATATTGTGTGCGATTTGGAACAGGAAGATCTTCCGTTTCATGATGGGCATGCACAGTGTGTAAAGGCAATTCATTCTTTACAGCATTTATCACGGGATGCAGCTCGAAAAATTCTTCGTGAATGTTATCGTATTCTTGATACTGGTGGGCAAATTATTGTGATGATAGGGGATGGTGATTTTATTCTTGAACGGTTACGAGAGGATGGATTGTTTGAAGGGTGGCTTTCATGTTTGTTTCATGGGCCTAATAATGAAAATGGATTTGGATATCATAAATGGTTGTATAATTTTGATTCGTTTAAAACTGAGTTAGAATTTGCTGGTTTTTCTAATATTGTGCATGGCGGTTGGTATAATAAATGGGAAATGCATGTGACCGGGGTTAGGCATGCTTGAACTTGATTGGCGTCCTGTTGTTGGTTACGAGCAGCAATATTTGGTATCTAATTTGGGGGATGTGTTCAGAATTAAAGGGCGTGTACATATGATGAGAGTGTGGAAACACCCAGGTGGGTACTTATGTATTCGCCTTAGACGTCCAGGAGTGACAAATTTGATGCTTGTTCATCGAGTTGTTGCAGAAGCGTTTATTGGACCAAGGCCGGATGGGTATGAGGTTAACCATTTAGATGGGGTTAAAACTAACAATTTTGTTTCTAACTTGGAGTATGTTACTCGCTCCGAAAATATGAAACATGCAAATGCTTTGGGGTTAATTGACCATTCGTGGCGAAGAGGTGAGCGGTTGGGTTGGACTAAATTGACAGAAGCGCGTGTTTTGGAAATAAGAATGAGTAATGAGTCTGCACCAGTGTTAGGTCGTCGTTTTGGAGTGTCTGATTCTGCTATTCGTGACGTTCGTAGGGGACGATCTTGGTCGTATTTGGTGTCTGTATGACGCCTGAAGTGTCCGTATTGTCTACTGTGTTCAGGCCGGGCGGAATTGATGTTCTTTTGGCTGGGATGAGAGATCAGACGTTCAAAGATTTTGAAGTTATTTTGGTTGACCGTCGGTACGAGAAGAGACATAAAGAAGTACAGGAGATGGCGTGGGGTTATGATGTGCCGTTGCTTCATGTTCCTGAACATCGGCGGAATGGGAAATGGGTGTCTTTCGCGTCAGCTTGGAATACTGCAATTGCGTTGGCTCGAGGGCGTGTGGTGATCTTCTTGGCTGATTGGATGTATACCCCGCCAGGATGGATTGAGGGGCACCTGAAGGCGTTGGACGGGCAGCGGCGGTACGTGGCGGGGAGCTACCGGTTTGTCCCGATTCCTGAACTTGTTCTCAAGCAGCCGTATGATTTTGAGGCGGTGGTGCGAAAGTGGGAAGCAGGATTCGAATGTACGGAAGAGAGCCCGGTGGCACGCGGGGAGATTTTGGATGAGATGTACCCAATGAAGGCTGGGAGATTTCAATCTGCGTGGCTGCCGCATTTGATGGGATTGCCAGTACGCCATCAGGATCTTCGCATGACAGAGTTGAGGCGAACGGGTGGGTCTGGTCTTGGAGATGGGTGGCTCCATATTAAGAATGATTCGGTGTGTCGTGATGTGATGTGGGAGCTCAACGGGTTAGATGAACGGTTGGAACGGGGGCGGGGTCCGCTGGATATTGACTTACAATATCGTTTGTTAGCGGCACATGTTGAATTATGGTGGGCTCCTGAGGTATCGGTGTGCTATCTCGATCCGCATATGATTGATCCTGCGCTGCCTTTTGGATCGTCAAAGCCAATTCGGTTGGAGGGACGTTGGAGTTGGCCCGATGGATTGGCGTACGTGGAACGTCGGAAGGCAGAGATGCAAGCGGGTGGGTCCCCTCGAGCATTGAATCCGTGGTCAATGGATGAGTTATCAGAGTTGTTGACCGGATGGAGAACGACGGCGTCAGTTCCAATTAACGATGTTGACAATTTTACATATTGGAATGGGAGAGAAATATGGCCGGACAGCGAACCGTGAATGTTGCTGTGATCGGATTAGGGCGTGTCGGACTTCCTACTGCCTGCTATTTTGCTCGTCTTGGGCATCAAGTGATCGGGTATGATGTGGATTCAGAGTTGTTGTCACGGCTATCTCAAGGGGAAAATCCGCTTCCTTGGGAACCTGGTGTTGCTGAATGGCTCGGGTCAATCAAATACGTAAGAACGCTTGATGAGGCGTTGTATCATCCAGGGATATCAAAAGGACTTGTTTCTGATCGAGCGTACGCATACGTCATTGTTCCAACTCCAAAACGTGGTTCTGGGCTTTCAGCGGAGTATGTCAAATCGGTTCTGGATCAGATCAACATATCTGGGTGGTCCGGGTGGGTCATTGTTGGGTCTACGCTCGATCCTCGTACGGTGACGAAAGTGTGTACTGGGCCTGAAGTGCTGTATAACCCGCCGTTAATTCGGCTTGGGCATGTGATTGAGGATTTGGCGTATCCGACGGTGGGTCTTTTTGGGATGAATACGTCAGCGGGGTTGGAGGTTCTGAGAGAGTTGTGGGGTTGGTCGGGTGTTCATCAGGTGAATGTTCGTGAAGTTGTGGGTGATCCTCTGAGTATTGCGGTGGCAAAATTGGCAATCAATGTGTCGTTGTCATCACGTATTGCTTGGGCAAACGAGATTGCTGAGATGTGTCGTGCCGTTGGAGCGTCGTCTGAGAAGGTTCTTGAAGCTGTAGGTGGGGATGCGCGTATTGGGTCTGCATATTTGAAACCTGGTTGGAGTCCAGCGGGACCTTGCTTGCCTCGTGACCTTGATGTGTGGTGCTCGCTGGGGTCATCGCCGATGGCTGTGAGTGCAAAGCTGGGGCATGGACTGTCTAGACAGCGAGTGATTACTTCGACGCTGGGTTGGATTGAGACGCATATAAAACTCAGTAGTGCGCGGAAAAAGCCTGTAATTGGAGTTCTTGGTCTTGTGTATAACCCAGGGGCTGCCGACACGACACTGTCTCAGGGCATGGCAATCGTCGATGCATGTATTGGTCGCGGATGGCCCGTGCTTGGGTATGATCCGATGGGCGGTTCCATTGTGTCAGGGGTGTCGTGCGAGACTCCGCTGGGGCTCTCTGACGTATTAGATAAGGCAGACGTGTTTATTATTGCGACGGCGTGGCCGGAGTTTGACAATCTGATGTACGGTGAGGCGAAGCTTGAAGTAACAGCGCCTGTGCTTCGTCTTGGGGGGGTTGTGCGATGAGCAAAATAAATGCGTTAGTGACAGGTGCGGGCGGATTCCTAGGGCATCACCTTGTGAAATATCTTGTTCGTGGTGGATATCATGTGCGTGGTGTTGATGTGAAGTTGCCTGAGTATGAGCTATCAGCTGCTCATGAGTTCTTGACATTGGATTTGCGTCAGGTGTCGGCTTGCGATGAGGCTGTACGAGATATTGACGAAGTGTACCATCTTGCAGCTGACATGGGCGGGATCGGGTATATTACGTCAGTGCATGCGGATGTTGCTCGCAATAACGTGTTGATTGATTCGAATATGCTAGAGGCATCGGCTGATGTCGGGGTACGACGGTTCTTTTATTCGTCTAGCGCATGCGTGTACCCAGTTGAACGGCAGGGGTGGGTTGGAGCAAAACCGTTGGCTGAATGGGAAGCATATCCGGCGAATCCTGAGCCAGCATATGGGTGGGAGAAATTGTTTGCAGAGGAACTGTGTAAGTATTATTGGGAAGATAAGAAGCTGTCAACTCGTATTGCTCGTTTTCACAACATTTATGGCACGCTCGGAACCTACCAGGGAGGCCGTGAGAAGGCCCCAGCGGCTCTGTGCCGCAAGATCGCTATGGCCCCCGATGGGGGGACCATTGAGGTGTGGGGAGATGGCGCACAGGCGCGATCGTATTGTTATGTTGATGACTGTGTAGAGGGGATTTATCGCATTATGCAGTCTGATATACACCAACCATTAAATCTTGGGTCTACTGAGGTAGTTTCGGTGAATAAGTTAATTGATATGATATGTAAAATTGCTGGCAAGCGGATATATAAGCAGTATGATCTTGCTCGCCCGCAGGGTGTGCGTGGGCGGAATAGTGATAATACGTTAATTCAGAAACTTCTTGGTTGGGAACCGAGTACGAAGTTGTATGATGGACTTGTGCCAACATATCAGTGGATTGAGCAACAAGTTGGGGGTGGATCTATTGACTCTGCGGGCAAATCTCAGTAGATTAGTGTGAGGGGGGAGTCGTATGTCCCAAGCTATTTCTAGTACGCATGCTCGGAATTTGAATGATACGGGGCAGAATATCTCAAACGGTATCTGCCACATTGCGAAGATTCTGGCGTTGAACACGTCAGCTGCTGCTGCATTTATTCAGGTGTTTGATTCGCCTGCCACGAGTGTCACCCTCGGAACAACTCGCCCATTGTTTGTGATTGCCTTGGCAGCGACGACGGGTTTCCAATTCATTGATTTTAACGAACCTGGTTTGTATTTTACGTCTCGTTTTTCTGCGTTCTCTACAACAACCGCTGAGGGGAATACGGGGAGTGGTGCTGGAGTTTTTCTCCAAGCATTTTTGAATTAGAGGGTGCTATGTCACAGGGAATTACGTCAGTTCATGTGCGGAACTTAGACGATAACGGGGCAAATGTATCGAATGGGGTTTGCCATATTGCTAAAATTCTTGTTGTGAATACGACTGGTGCGGCAGCATTTATCCAAGTGTTTGATGCTCCGATCGCTTCTGTGACAATTGGGACGACACGTCCAATGTTTGTTATTCCGGTTGCTGCGACATCTGGGTTTCAATTTATTGATTTTAACGAGCCTGGGTTGTATTTTACGAATCGGTGTTCGATGTTTGCGACGACTGCGGCTGAAGGGGCTACTGGAAGTGACGATGGAGTCTTCGTCCAAGCTTTTTTGAATTGAGGGGGGAGCAGGTATGGCTACCGTAGGGTACACGGTTGAAAACTTAATAGGTGGTGTCAAGGTTGTGACGTGGACCCCCCTGGTTGCAGCAAATCTTGATGGGACTCCGTTTGTCTGTCCGATGTTTGCTGATAAGTCTATTCAAGTGTACGGGACATTTGGCGGGGCAACAGTGACTGTTCAGGGGAGCAATGATTCCTCGGCCCCGACGTATGCGACGTTGGCTGATCCACAAGGGAACGCATTGACAATTACAGTGGCAAAGATTGAACAGGTTCTGGAGAATACCTACGTGGTTCGTCCATTGGCGAGTGGAGCTGACGGGACGACAAGCTTGACGGTGAAGATGCTTGTATCAACTCCGACTGCGTATGATATTTCAGTGGCGAATGCGTAAGGGGGAGTGTCATGGCTGATGAGATGTCATTGAATGAGGCGTTGGATGCAGCTCAGCAGATGCGCAATCATTTTCGGGCATTTGAGCGATTGGATGCGTTACTGCTATCTTTTGCTGAAAAACAGCAGGCGGCGAATGAAGCAGATAGACAAAAGAAATTGCTACTTGCTGAAATTCCTACGATACAAGCTCGTGTGGATAAGTTGTTACGCGATCACGAAGCACGAATGAGTAATTTAGAGGCAGAATATACACAGAGAAGAGGTGATTTGGATAGAGATGTGTTGCAGTATGCTCAAGATGTTATCGCTCAGAAAAACGCACTTGCGTTAGAGGTCAATACAAAACAGTTGGAAGTGTCGGCGGAGATTGCGAAGTTTGGGCAGAAACTTGCGGATGAACAGCGTCAAGCTGAGGGTGATATTGCTGTGGTGCGTGAGCGTGTGACTCAGGCGATTATTATATTGGAAAATAAAGAGAAGGAAGCGGTGGATAAAGTGCGGGTACTTGCTGATGAGCATAAGATAAAGTTTGATACATTTAAGAAGGAATTGTCCGTATTAACAAGTACAAGAGATGTACTGGCGGCTGAAATTGCGGAGATGCGTCGCCGGGTGGGCGCGCTCTGATGTGCCCTTCCCCACGCGGTCTCTTGGCCAGCGCGGGCGTGTCGAACGTGGACGTCTCCCTCCTCCTGGCGACGGTGCGCTGATGCCGCGCGTCGGGCTCGGCGCTTTGGCGGGGACGTAGATGGCAATCGTCTCCTCCCGCATCGCCGAGGATTCCCGCCAGATCGACGGGCGCCGCTGGGTCCGCGAGCAGCACATCGACCAAATGGGCGTGGTCCACGAGATCGTCTACATGGCTGAGGCGGGGCAGGTGGTGGATCTCGCGGCCTCTGCCGCCCGAATCGAGGCGCAGCTAACCGAAGCGGAGATTGCCGCGAACGAAGCCGAAGTCTTGGGAGCAGAGCTATGACAATACAACCGACCTGGGATGAGTACGACGCCGTGTTCAGCCGCATGCTGCGCCTGTCGAGCGCGCTCGTCAGCTTCGGCGAACTCCGCGTGGACGGGCGGTGGCATCGCCGCGGCTGTACGGCGTCTCCGAACGCATGGCAAGCCAAACTCCGTGACGCGGACGCGAAATGGGGAATCGCCACGATGACAGAGTCAGAGCGGGAGCTGTGCGAGACCCACTGTAGCGCCGTTCAGCTTGGACTCGCGGGGCTCGTCGGCACCGCCTACGAGGCATATCACGAGCGCAAGGCTCGGCGACTCGCGGGGCAGGGACCAGTTGACCGTGCCGACCTTTAACCACTCGACGCGTGGGCAACTGGCCCAGCGCCTCCGAGAGCGGTTCCGGGACGCCTCCCGCTTGGAGGCCCTCCAGATCGCTCGCTTCTTCGCGGTGCTGACGGACGCGCAACTCAAGGCCCTCTTCGGCTTGACGGATGCCCAGACGGCGGCGCTCCGCGCTCGGCTGGACGATATGATGACGACCGTGAACCGCATCCGCGCGACGGTGGGCGAGTAGCATGGCCGGCCCATACTACGTCCGATCAACGGATGGAAGCGACGCCGATTCTGGTTTGACATGGGCACTTGCGAAAGCGACACTCGCTGGCGCGCTTGCGGTCGCGGCCGCAGGGGAGCGGATCTGGGTCAGCCAGGCCCACGCAGAAACGCAAGCGTCAGCAATGACGTTGACCTCCGCAGGGACGGCGGCAGCACCCGTCGAAATCCTTTGTGGCAACGACGCAGCGGAGCCCCCAACCGCGCTGGCGACGACGGCGACGGTGACGGTGACGGGTGCTTTCAGCATGACCATCAAGGGCTCTCTGATTTGCTACGGGATCACGTTCACAGAGGGCACTATAAACACCACCGATCTCGTCTTGACCGGGAATAGTGCCGCGAACGAGGTACAGACATACGACTCCTGCAAGTTCGTGGTCGCCACAACCGCAAGCGGGGCAAAGCTTCTTCTCTATGGCACAGCGGCAGGGACACTCACCCTTCACACGATTAACTGGATTAACTGTACAGTCAAGTTTGCCGCAGTTGGTCAGGTGATTTCGGCCACTCGCGTCAGCTTCTCTTGGCGGGGTGGGTCCCTGGATGGCACGGGGTCAATTCCTACGTCGCTCTTCGGTAGCGATCTCGGCGGAATTGTTCGAGTCGTGGGCGTCGATTTAAGTGCGTCAGGGTCTGGCAAGAATCTGGTAAATCCCGCCGCTATGCAGATGACCGCACTCATCTCGTTCTTGCAATGTAAACTTGGCGCCTCTGTCTCGCTGGTCAGTGGAGCCGTGCCCGGCCCAGGCGGTTCAATCCTTCTGGACAACTGCGACTCCGGCGACACGAATTACCGGATGCAGCGCCACCAGTACGAAGGTGACTCCTATTCTGAGACCACGCTGATCCGCACTAGTGGAGCATCCGACGGAACTACCGGCCTCAGCCACAAGCACGTCAGCAGCGCCAACAGCAAGTTCTACGCGCCGCTGTGTGGCCCGGAGATGGTGATCTGGAACGAGGCGGTTGGGAGTAGCCAGACCGTGACCTGCGAGATCCTCCACGACAGCGTGACGAATCTCCAGGACGACGAGGTGTGGTTGGAAACCGAGTACCTCGGGACGAGCGGCTTCCCGCTGAGCCTCTTTGCCAATGACAGGGCGGCGGACATCCTCGCCACGCCAGCGGATCAGGCGGCGAGCACCGAGACGTGGACGACGACCGGCTTGACCAATCCGAATAGGCAGAAGCTCGTGACGACGCAGACGCCGCAGGAGAAGGGGTACTACCGGTGCCGAGTGGGGCTGGCGAAGGCGTCGTACACCGTGTATGCCTGCCCGAAATTGAGTATCAGTGGTGCGAATTCAAGTCCTCGACAATCTCTTGTCCCCGGCGGCGCCTACAGCAATGAGTTGTCGAGTGCTCGGCCTGAGTTCCGAGGAGCCACCCTATGAGCGCCCCCAAGGAAGTCGCGGTCGGAGGGACGGTCTACTTCTGGTTCGCCGCGAACACGACGGCTGGGAGTGCGGGAGACGGCGCCACGCCCCTCTACGACGTGCGACTGGCGGGTGCCGCATCGGGTGCCGCACCCACCGCGAGCGGGACGCCCACGCTCCTCACGCATGCGAACTACTCGGACGGCCTCCATGAGATCGCCATCGACACGACGGGCTACGCCGAGGGCGAGTACGCGGTCTTCTGCACGCTCACGATCAGCAGCGTCAACCCGGCGGGATTCGTGGGCTCATTCGTTGTGCGGGCGGCGGCCTCGACGCTGTACGAAGTGGTGCAGGCGATCCTCGTGGACACCGCCGTGATCGGTGCGCTCGGCGCCGGATTGACGGCTATCCCGTGGAATGCAAGCTGGGACGCGGAAGTGCAAAGCGAAGTAGTGGATGCGCTGAACGTGGACACCTATGCTGAAGTGGGTCAGGAAGCTCCGGCGGCTACGCAGACGCTCCGCAAGATGCTTGCCTATCTCTACAAGGCGTGGCGCAACACGAGCACGCAGACCGCGACGCAGTACAGTTTATTTGGCGATGATGCCTTGACTGTGGATCAGAAAGCAACTGTGTCGGATAATGCCACGACGTTTACCAAGGGTGAGGTGGGGGCAGGTCCGTAGTGGCAGATTTAGATACGCGGGAGAAGCGTGCATCGGCAATTGCTCCTGCCTGTCCATGGCGGGGGTTGTGGCCTTTGCCTGATGGGACTGTGGGAACTGAGGATTGGGCGCAAACTGATTTTATGTATGTGATGGCTGGTGGTGGTGGAGTGAGTGCTGCTGATTCTTTTATTCCTATTTTTAGGCCGAGGCGTAGATAGATTATGAACATATGCTTAATAAATCCGCCAAGTCCTTTCTTATTAGCGGTAACATTGTCTTCTTTAGCTGTTCCACGTTTGGATCGAAAGTGGAACATTGCTGATGGATTTTGCGATCATCAGCCGTCGAGGGGGTGATCCGGAACGATGAATGTTTGTCTTATTAATCCACCTTCACCGTTCCTTTGACGCTTCTTGATGATAGGGTTTTCCCTCCACTTGGATTATTGCAGGTAGCGGCTATTCTTGAGCAGTCTGGTCATGATGTTCGGGTTGTGGATCTGGCTGGATCTGTGGCTCCCTTGGAGGATCTTCAGCCGTATTTAAGTTGGGGATGGGATACATATGGTATTACGGCGACGACACCGCAGTTTCCAACAGTAGTAGCCTTGCTTCAGCGGATTCGTCAGCATCAGCCTGACAAGCGTGTGCTGCTTGGAGGTCCGCATGCCACAGTGATGCCGGAATCTTGCTCGATGTTTGACTGTGTGATTCGAGGGGACGGGGAGAAGGCGATTCTTTCGGCTATTGAACCAGATGCGCCTGCTGTCTTGGATGAAGCGAGTGGGACACAGAAGGGTTTGGTTCAATGGGCGTGGCCTGCTCGGCATCTGATTGATTTGAATTCGTATCAATATTCGCTGCGTGGGTTGAAGGGGACGTCCATGATGTTGTCTCAGGGATGTCCTTTTGGTTGCCTATTTTGTTGTGGAAGGACGAATCCGTATTATCGACGTGTACGTACTCGGTCAGTGGACGATGTGGTTGCTGAGATGGAACATCTTGTGGAGGTATACGGAATTCGTGCGGTGATGGCGTTTGACGATGAAATAAATCTTTTGAATGAGCCTCTTCTGGAATTCTGTCAGAAGATCAAGCCATTGGGGATGAAGTTTCGGGCGTTTGTGAAGGCGAATCTTTTTACAGATCAGCAAGCAGAAGCTATGGCTGAGGCTGGGTTTGTGGATATTTGTACTGGTGTGGAGGCGGGAGATGATCGTATTCTTGGTGTGATTCAGAAGCAGACAACACGGGAAATAAATAAGAAATATGTAGATCTTGTGCGGAAACACGGAATGAGGAGTAAAGCGTTTACATCCCTGGGGCATCCTGGGGAGACGCATGAGTCTGCACAGAACTTGAAGGATTGGCTCTTGTGGGCACGTCCAGATGATTTTGATGTAACCGTTATTACGGTTTATCCGGGTACGCCTCTGTGGGAAGAGCGTCAGGTGTTACCAGAGACGTCCAATGGACATCGAGTGTGTCAGTACGTGCGGAAGAGCCAGGTTTTGCAGGAAAATGGTGCGACATTGTACTTTGAGGAGATTAATTACGCTACCGAGTTTGCCTTTTACAAAGGGAAGCCAAAAGAATATATTAGCCATGTGTGGACTCCAGATCTGAGTAAGACAGATTTGGTTGCATTGCGTGATGAAATCGAGGATGATGTTCGTACGAAATTGGGGATTCCGTATCCGAAACGGTTTAGCGGGGATCATTTGTCTGGTGCTGAGAATTTTGAACATTCAATGGGATCTGGGACAAATACCCAAGACAGCAGGGTGCAGCGTCGTGTTCCAGCGGCCCCGTGAGGGCCAAGGGCGTGGCATGGAGCGACGATCGGGGAGCGAGTAATGGGTAGGTAGCCCTGCTGTTACGATCGTTGATCTGGGAGGCAGCATGGCGACGAGGGTAACGATAGTATCTCAGGTGAAAAACCTGGTAGCGTCAAACTCAATGATCTCCGATGGGGATATTCTTGCCATTGTTCAGGCTGAGCATGTCACGATTTTGGAGGATAACGCGTGGTCACGGCGGAAGAAAGAGACGATTGTCAATCTGGTTGCTCCGTACTCTACGGGCAGCGTGTCCACGTCAGGGACCACGGTGACTGGGGTTGGAACGACGTTTACTTCCGCGATGGTTGGGCGGTGGATGCGGATCGGATCGAATCAATTTTATCATCAAATTGCATCGTTTACTAGTGCGCTTGGGATTGAATTAGAAGCGGCACTTCCTTCGGATGCTGCGGCTGGGTCCACGTATACAATCTTTCAGCATATTTATGTTCTGCCATCTAATTTTGGGCGACATCTGAATGTGACGTTAGACACAAAGCTCTCTGAGTGGTCGCTTACGGATATTGATCGTATTGACCCGTACCGAAGTACGACAGCGTCTCAGCCTGATGTCTTCAGTATTCGTGGGCTGGATGCACAGACGAGTAGCGGAGTGTATCAGATCGAGTTTTGGCCAGTGCCTTCCGCAGCCACTGCGATTCGTATTGAATATCTGATGAATAATGAGTTGTCAGCTGATGCGTCTATTCCGTTGTATCGGTCTGACGTACTGGTGTGGAAGTCTGGAGAATCGGCAGCGTTCTTTCTTCATGGGAAAACAGGGGATGCGGCGTGGCTTGCACTGGCAGATCGGTTTCATCAGAGGTACGTAGAAGCGTTAGATGGGGCAAAGGCCGATGATTTGTCACGGTTTAGTGTGGTGCAGCATGTACGGGATTCCGTGAGAAGTGGTGAGCGTGGAGATGATTTCTATTTGTCAAGAGATAGTATTAATCTGTAAGGTGGGGTATTAATATGTTAATGAAAATATGCCCACGTTGTAAGGTTGAGAAGTCAGAACTTGAATTTGGATTTCGTTTGGGTAGGGTGGCACAATTGCGAACATATTGTCGTTTGTGTCAAGCACAATATACCCGGGAATGGGAAAAGAAACATCCGCTTGATGTGACTCGTTGGAGACGTAATAGGAGTACGTCAGGTCGCTTAGCTTTGTCGTGGAAACGCTACGCGGATACACATAGAGAAGAACTTCGTATGAAAGAGCATGTACGGTATTATACGAATAAAGGTAGAGAGATTCGACGTACTGCTGGCTGGCTGGCGAAACATCCAGAGTGGGTTCGTGCTGGCAGAAGATTACGTGCTGCGACTGCTTGGTATAGAAAAGGGCATGTCAGTGGAGAAATTGGCTACACAATTAGACGATTGTGGTGGTTTCAAGAAGGGTGTTGTTACTACTGTCATCAAACTCTTGATATTTTAACATTTGTGCTTGATCATATGATTCCAAGAAGTCGTGGAGGAGGATCATCGGGGTCTAATCTTGCGTTAGCTTGTGCTCAATGTAATCGGATAAAGGCGAATAAAACCGCAATGGAAATTGCGGGAACGTAGGAGATAGGGCGATTTCACTCCCTCAGACGGTAAATGCGGCAACCCCAGCAGGGTCGGATGCCCCTTCTCTTGGAGATAACGAATTTCGCTCTTTGAAACAGTACATTGTTGATGTGTTTGGGGTTCCGGATAATACAGCGGTGACTGCGGCGGCATTTGCGATCACTGCGGCTGGGATTGTGACGGTGTCGCAGAGCCCGGCGTATCTTCCGACATATGTGCTCGGTGGTCCCTCTGGTATTTTCAAGATGTCCGCGTTGTATACTTCGATGGAATTGCAGGTAGCAAGCAATACTATTATGCAATTTATGGCAACTGGAGTTGTCATGCCGTCACACATGTTCCGTCTTGGTGGGCAATTACGAGCCGGAGTAAATTCTGTCGATGTGACAACGCCAACAGGAATGCTCGATGCGACAAAATTAACGGTTCCGGGTGAACGTCGTGGGAGTCTTCTTCATCGGAATTCAGCTGGGTGGTCAGGTATTGACCCAGGAGTTTCTGGGTTATTCTTACAGACTGCTGGGTCAAATGCGGATCTCGTCTGGGCTGACCCATTGGTTCAGAGTCTTTCGGCAAACCTTTCAATTTCTGATATTGTTGCTGTTTTCGATGGTGGTGGGAGTGTCGTTTCAACGGGTATCAAGTTGGATCTTCCGATTGATTTTGCAGCGACAATCAATCAAATTACGCTTGTTGGGTACCCAACCGGAAGTCTTGTGGTTGATATCTACAAAACAACATATGCAAATTTTCCAGGTGGGACGTGGCAGTCGATCACGGCATCAGCAAAGCCGACGTTGACAAACGCAATTAAGGCCCAGGATTCTACGCTGACCGGATGGACGACGTTAATTACAGCAGGGGATATTCTTCGCTATAACGTTGATTCTGTATCAACCACGCTTCTGGCGACGTTGACGATTAAGGCAACACGGTCGTAGGCGATGCCACGAGGGAGTGTTCGTATTCCGCTTGATCCTCCAACTCGAGGCATGCGAGCTGATCTTCCGAAGCACATGATCCCAGATGGATTTCTTGCTGGTGGAAAAAATGTGTTGTGTCGTGATGGTGAGATTCTTGTTCGTCCAGGTCAAATCAGAGTTTCATCAACAGTTCCATCTGTGAATTCTGTACTGGGTGGATTGTTTTACGAGGATCACACACAGACAGAACGACTGCTTATTGGGACGACAAACGGGTTTCACTTGTATACAACATCGTGGTCAGACATCACGGGGTCTGCACTAACAGGTGGTCTTGATAACCAAGTACGGTTTGTGGCATTTCCATTTGCGAACTCGACGCGAGTTATTGCTGTAAATGATAAAGACGCTCCTCAAGTGTATACCGGCACAGGTAATTTTGCTGCACTTGCTGGGTCTCCGCCAATTGCAAAGGATGTAACGGTCGCTTTTGAACGTGTGGTGCTCGGAAATGTTACTGTTGGCGGAACGCGACAATCTTCTTCTCTGTGGATTAGTGGGTTCCAAGATACGACAGCGTGGTCATCGACTCGTGAGGTGAATCTGCCGGATGCAAAGGATGGCATTGTGGCTGTGAGATCCTTGAACCCTCAAGTTTTTGCAGTGTACAAGGATTGGTCGCAATGGGTTGGAATTGGAACTGGTGGATTGTTTCCATTTGTTTTTGAACTTCGTGGGAACCAATCAGGCCCAGTGTCTCCTGCTAGTGTTGTTGCGGCTGAGAATGTGCATTATTATATTGGACAAGATGGTGATGTTTATAAATTTGACGGCGATAGAAGTATTGCAATTGGTGGGGCAATAAAACGTCTGATTCAATCGGATATGTATTGGCTTAACCGGGGTCGAACGCATGGGGTGTACGATCCGTTAAATCGTGAAATCTGGTGGTTTTGGGAGTCTGGTTCATCTGGGACTCCTTCTGTTGGGATTACTTATCGACTTCCGTATGACGATGTGCCTGGCGCATTTTCTACGTTGCATTATTACGGACTGAGATTAAGCGCGTCGTTTTCGTGGCGTATTACTACAGTATTAACATGGGATGATCTTCCAACTCCGTGGGATAAGCTGCCATATCCGACGTGGGATAGCATGTTAATGCGTGGTCGTCCGGCGGTGCTCACGGGCGGAGTGAATGGTCAAGTCTATAATTTTGGATCTGGGAGAGGGGATGACGGACATAGTTACGAGGCGATATGGGATTTGCCATGGCGTCAGATTGCTGGACCCGGCGAGAATACGCGAATTGACGCGATCGAATCATATTTTAAGGGGGAGGGTACCGGGTTAACAACTGAGATTATCTTGGTAAAATCCGATACGCTCTCTTCGGATGAGGGAACAACAGCAAGTCCGCAGTCTGTTTTTTTGACATCGTCAGATAAATTGCGTGCAACATACTATGACCAGCAAGCCCGGTTTGTGTGCGTCCGACATCGAATACCGTTTGCAATGGGGAACCACCATTACAGGGGTGGAGTGCTGTATGTGTATCCTCGTGGAGAGGGATAATGCTTACAGGCGTTCCACTTCGACCCCAGACGCCTCCACGCCTGGGCCCAGGGTCCGATATTGCAGATATTATTAAATACTTAGGCGCGCTTGATCAATCTATTAACACGTTTATTACACGAGTTGTCACGAATGCTCAAGGAATGCTGGGGGTTCATGGGTTATCGAGCAGTGGTGTCATATCTCAGAATTTTACGTACGGGTCACTCGGGATCGGGAATCAGACGTCTATTTGGTGGTCCTTTGCAAATATTGAGCCGGATGCGTCGTATATGATCTTGTATAGTCCAAACGTATCAACCGGAATGGTCATGACGAAGCAGACGAGGACAACTACCGGGATACAATTTACGTTTTCTCCAGCCGTGCCGTCTGGCCACCTTCTCGATTTGTGTTTGCTGCGTTGATATGATTGAAATTATTCACATGCATCGAGAGGTGCCCCTTGCGTGGGCGTGGATGCCCTACGTGCTTCATCGGGTTGGTGCGTTTTGTACAAAAATGGATACGGAGACATTGCCACAAGAGGCACAAGATTTGGTTCGCCTCTGGTTCATGATGGGCGATTATCGTCTTGGATTATGGATTGCCGTGAAAGATCAACGTGAATTGGTTGGGCATATGCTGGCGACCCCAGAGCCCATTGAGATTCCGCAGCATCGGTATGTATTGATTCGTCAAGTCGAAGCGGATAAAGGGGTTGACTTGCGTAAAACTGCGGAACAAGGTTTTGAATTGGTGAAACAATGGACAAAATCATTGGGATTATCACGGCTCGTGATGGTGACACATCGGTCGTCTCAGGCGATGGCGAGGCGGTGGGGGTTTACACAGCATAAAACATTGATGAAGTTCTCGCTGCCAAAGGAGTGATTGTGTTAGGATAATGTCGGGGCGATGTTCACGCAGGGAGGAATGTACATGAGTGGGCAACTCGGGTCGGCACTAGCACCGTATTTGAGTCAAGCATACCGATCTGGGTGGCCTTCTTCGGCTGGTAAAGAGGCTCGGGTACAAGGACAGCCATCGAATCCGATGTACTGGAATCAACAGCCACGTGTTGCGCCCAATATGGGTACGCCGACGACCGGTATCGCTCCGTTCAGCGGGCCCGGTGGTACAACAAATCAAGGGGTTCTTCCTGGATTCATCAACGCGTTTGGGATGAGAGGATCGCCTCCTCCGGGGCCAGATGTTTGGGGCCGAACGTGGTATCAAGATCCCAAGATTGGCCGGCGGGTATTTGGTGTGGCTCCATCGAGTGTGCCCAGAGATTCTATAGGTGCACCCGGCGGGTCTACAGATTTTGATGAGAGCACTGGATTATACAGGTCAACCGGGACACCGAATCCGCCAAACACTATTGGTTCTACCCCTTATTTTCAGAATATAAGGCAAGAACCGGCAGCGCCTACACGGCAGACCTGGCCTGCGGTGCCCGGCTCCGGCGGCGGGTATCTCTCCGCGCCGAGCGGCGACCAGCCCCAGCAGGCCGGCCAGCAGTATGACGCGATGGGCCAGCCGGGCCGCAACGCTGGCGGCTTGCCGATGACCGCGCAGCAACTTCAGGCGCTGGCGCAGGGGGGTGGGCAGAGCCTTCAAGGATTCCTGCCGGGGTACGGCACGAATCCTCAGCCCCCATATCCGGCACCGGCAGGATACGGCTGGGTCGAGGGGGCTGGACCTCAAGGTCAATCTCGTCAGCCAACGCTACAACGGCTTGGAACTGGTACAGGAATTACGCCATCTGGCAGTGGTCCGTCACAAGGCGTAGCGTCGTATGGTTATGATTCCTTGGGGCAACAGTCGCCCCCGCAGCAGGGCAATTGGCAAGGTTATTCTGGTTATGCGGGGGCGACGCCGTTTACGACGACGCCTCGTTCACAAGGGTACCAGGGTCCTGTTCCTCCAAGCATGCGAGCCTCCCAAGGAGGAAAATGATGGGCGGGGATGATACCGAGCGGACAGTTGTCAATACGACGGGTGGAGGTGGGGCGCGTGTAATCCCTGAGTTGCAGCCGTATGTTCAGCGGGTTGGTGAGATTGCTCGTGGGACGCTTGATGATCCGAATTTATGGTTAGGCAATTTTACTGGCGGGGCGGGATTGACAATACCCGGACAATCACCTTTGGAAATGTTTGCATCGCAGCAGATTGCCAATCGTGGATATTACGGAATTCCAACTCCACCATCGGAACAGACGGCTGGGGCATATGCGTCGGCGTTGCCAGGAGCGGCGGGAACGCAGGTCCAGGTGAGTCCGTGGATGTCCGGTGGTCTTTCTACGGCGGGTCAGATTGCTCAACAGGGTCAAAGTCTGTTGCCTTTTGCTCAGTCTGGTGTGGCAGGGTTGCAATCGGCGATGGCCCCTGGGCCGATGACATATGCGGGGGCGAATGCTCTGACACAGTTTACGTCTCCAGATGCATTTGGAACGTCCCCGGCTGTTCAGAATGCGTTGCGCGAGATTGAAGGGCAGATCCTTCCGCAAGTGCAGAATGCGGCAGCAAAAGCCGGATTGGCTCAATCTGGATTTCTTCCGGAAGAAGTGGGTCGAACGTACGCCAATGCGTTGACTCCGTTGTATATGCAGGGATTGCAGCAGTCTCAGCAGGCGGGTCAGGCACTCCTTCAGGGGGGTATTCAGCAGGGGGGGCTTCAAGCAGGGGCCGGGAATGCGCTTTTGTCGGGTGGGACGGCGGCGTTGGATCAGCAACTTCGTGCGCTCCAGAATTTACGGGATACGTACATGTCCTTGGGTCAGAATGAGCAGGCTCTTCAGACTGAGGCGCAGATGCGGCAGCTTCAGGCGACGGTGTCGATGGTGCCTGAGTTGAGGCAAATTGGATTTCAGGAAGGGCAACGTCCTATTCAAAGTATTAACGAGATGATGACCGCCGGAAATCAGCAACGGCAAATTGAATTGGCACAAAATCAATCATTGATGGACGCATATTTGAGAAATCGAGAAATGGCACTTGGGTTTGTGAATCCCTTTGGGTCGTTTGCACAATCATCGAATGTGCCGTCGCAAGTGACGACAGAACGTGATGTCTCTGGTGGTGGATGGTCACTGGGGAAATAAAAATTATGGGAGAGACAATTCAAGGGATGCCAGCGGCATTAGGATCGTACGTGTCGGAGAATCCGGATGCTGCGATGCGTTGGATGGGGGTTGTGAATTCACTGGCTGGTGGTCCACGGGCGATCGGCAGTGCAGCTCCTGTGGCAGCGGCGATGTTGGAATATGGAATGCGTCCACAACGTCAGGACGCATTTACGCAGGCATTGCAGTCACAGGAATCGGTGAAACAGACGCCGTACGGGGAATTTGGAGAGCCTCTTTCTGTATCAAAGTCTGAGAAAGAGACGTTGGCAAAGGGGGCTCCTCGTTCGAGTTCGACTGGGTTTGATTATGCGTCGCAGGCTGTGGCAAAGAATGTTGCGGAGGGACGGGCTGAACGGCAGGCTCAGCAGATGCGTCCGCTTCCAAATTTACCATCTGTGGGGGCTCCACCTCCTCAGCGTGGAGGATCTCGATACTTGCTTGGGCCACCTGGGGCATATTCAAGGCCATCGTCGGCTGAGCAGATTTCACAGTTGCTTGCAGCTCGGTTCCCCGGGTATCTCGCTCTGTCCGGTCAATCTTCCGGAGGGGTAAATGGGTGAAGGTAACGCTGGGACGTACGGGACGCTTGCTCTATTGCTTGCGCAATATTTGAAGAAGAATCCGTCCACTGGAGCTCCGGCAATGTCACCGGATATGTTTCAGTCAGGCGGTGGTTCTCCGGCGATGGGTGGGTCAGTGTTGCAGGATAGCGGGTTGTCTGGTGGCGTGTCTCCTGCCATGGTTGAATTGTTAAAGGTGATGCAACAGAAACAGTCAGGATCTGATCGACAGTTTTAACGTGAGGATTCATGCATGAGTGAATTCGATACGTCAGTTGCACAGAAGGCATGGCAGGACCCCGCTCTGGCTCTGCAAATCGCAGGGTTGCTTGCGCCGAACATTACGCATACTCGGAATACGTTGTACGGTCCGCAACGGTCAACCATTGATATTCGGAATGCGCTTTCTGGATTTGGTCAGATGTATGGCGGGTTGCAGCAGAAAAAAGAGAATCAGGATTTGATGACGTGGATGGCGCAACGCGCCGCGTCCCAACAGCAGATGCCAAAGGGGAGTGAAGTTCCATATTCGGAACCGAATGTGCCGTGGGCGATGGGCGAGGCTCAGGGGGCTCCAACATTGCCGGAGCGGGCGACGTTGCCGATTTCGTTTACACAACAGGCAACTGAGTTGGCGAAGCCTGCGGAGACGTCGGCTCAGACGCTGATGGCGATGTCACCAAAGCAACGTGAGGTATATTTCCGTGGGGCAACTGGAGCCACGCCTGGGCCAATGATGGCGCAGTATGCGCGGCAGCGGGCCGAGACGGAAGGCGTTCGACAACGACAGCGGACTCAAATTGGGCTGCAAGCGATGGAGCGTGTTGCCGCAAATCCTCTGGATGACGAAGCATCGAAGGTACTGATGTCACTTATTGGAGACATGAATCCAGACACAACACGATTGATGCAGGCTATGTCTATAGATCAGCGATTTCGTGTGTCGGCACGGAAGATGGCAGAGGAGAAGGGTCTTCCGTTGTTTGATGATCCGGCAACGGATCGCCAAACTCTCAGTGCTTTGCTCGTGGCAAAGGAAAAAGAAAAGGATCAGATTGCCACGAATCATCGTGCACTCGATGCGTTTGAGAAGCGCGGAGATGCTCAGGGTGTGAATATGCGTAAATTCACATCGGCATTACGAGGGCTTGCCGATGTTGGTCAGCCGCTGAGTCCAGAGATCCTTGCGAATGCGGAAAATATGGTCGCGGTGGGGTTGCTGATGAACGATTTTCCTGTGTATGCAGATTCAAAAGCCGCGTGGAAACCTCTGAGTGTTGCAACATATCAGGCGATGCAAGCCAAAGAATATTGGCCGATGGTTCGGCGTGAAGTTGATACGTTCCAAGAGAAGGCGATGGAGTTCCAGCAGAAACAGGAGCAAATAAAAGCGCAGACGACAGATCAGCGATGGCGGCAGAATCTTGCGGAACAGGAACAGTCGTGGCGTTTAGTGGCATCGACATCGGATGATTTGGCACAGGCGCAGCAAGTGTGGACAATGGCGCAAGATAAGGCTGCCATTACTCAGGCAGCGGGTTGGAAGGTTTCTCCGACTGCGACGACGGAAGGCGAAGTGTCTGATGTGTATAAAAAGAACGTGCTGCTCCCCGCCGAACAACGGTATCAGGAGTTACGAAATACGTATGAAATAGCAAAGCGTGGGCACTTTCAAAAGTATCTGCCTGGGACATTGGCGACCCTTGATATCCGGGGACTTGGGCGGAATATTGCTGATGTCATGCAATTAAACGAGCCTCCTGCGACAAAGTTGCAGCGTCTTGCGATTATGGAACAACGTCTTAATAGCAAGCCAGGATTAGATGATCCGACATCATATGAATATGGACCACAAGTGAAGCAGCAGGCGTTGACGATGATTGCTGAGGCGAAGCGGCAAGTACAGGCGTCGATTCAACCCCCCAGGGTAGAGGGGAAGAGCACGGAAGTTCAGCAGGGAGGTCCGAGGTTTTCAAAAGAACCAGTGATGAGCGAACGTGGGCGTCTCAGTCCGACGCTCGCTCCATGGGAACAGACTGAACCTCTGCCGTATCAAGGGCCACCATCTCCGTCACCAGAACAGGTGAACACGATTCGGGATGAAGTGATGGTGGCGGTTCCTGCATATCGAGGAAAAACGTGGCAGCAGTTACGTCCGAATCAGCAGCGGGATGTGCTGATGAGAATGAATCAAGAGCTTTTACGGCGAAAGGCGCAAGTGGATGCGACGATTGCGGCACGTTCGTTGACTCCTCCGGCTCCCGTAGGGGCGATGGGTCCGTAAGATGCTTCTTGATCAGGATGATTATCTCGCAGTGTTTGGTCCCTTGCCGGGGCAGGTTCCGACGGCCCCTCCAGGGGCTTCGACATGGCAGCAGATTGCTCGCGGGTTTTCATCTGGTGTTTCATTTGGTCTTGACAAACCCTTGGGGCTACGCCCGTATGAGGAAGCTGGCCCCGGGGGGTGGCCAGAAACTCTGTCAAGTCTTGCCGGGATGGGAGTTGGGTTTACTCCGCTGACTCGTGCCGCAGGGATGGGGGTGGCTGGGGCAGGGGCTATCTTCCCGAAACTGCTTGCGGCTGGAGTGCGACCAGGGGCGGCTGCAACCACGATGTTGAAGCCGGGGTTCGGAGCCCTGCCAAAAGCCCTTTCTGATGCTGGTCGGCTGAGTACCTATGCCCTCTCAGGGGCCGCAGGAGCCACGCTGCCGGAACTTGTGGAGCCAGAGGCTCGTACCCTACCAGGAACAGTCATACAGACGCTTCTGGGGGCAGGGCTTGGCGCAGCTGGGGCTCGCATTGCCGGGGTGAAATGGCGGGGAGCGGCTGGAACAGCCGGAACACGGGCTACAGATATTTTATCCCCAGCACCTGGGGTTATTGGGGCAACGGAACAGTTGATTCAGGATTCTTCTAAAACGGCAACAGAGGCATTGCGTGCAATTCGTTTAGAGATGGCGGATGTGACGGCGCAGATTGCGAATGCGCCGAATAAGCGGATTAAGAAGGATTGGCAGCTCTACAAGCGGACCCTTCAGAATCGAATAGATTATCTGGAGCGACGGTCAGGTGCGGTGCATCCTCCGACTGGTCCAATCCAGGAGGATGATCTTGCCGCGTTGCGCCGGGTGCAAGCGAGTGTCCCTCCAGAGGCTGCTGATCTCGAGGCCCTTCGACAGTTTGGACAATCAGGGGAATTGGCACGGGGGATGTCTTTGAAACCACCGGCCCTTGGTGGTCCTGAGGATCTTGCATTGCGTCAAGTGCAAGCGGGAGTTTCAACGGCGGGAGATCCGCTGGCAGTATTTGGTCCAACGGCACAGGATTATTCAAAGGTGTTTGGCAAGGGACCTGCGGTTGGACAAACGCAACTCCCCTTCGGGCGGGGTGGCGGAGGGGTCAGTCAAGCGGAGCAGATGCTCGAGCGGGTCGGGATTGCAAAAGCCCCCATGATTTCGAATGAAGCCGTTCGTACGATGGTGGGTCAGATGTCTGATGAACAGGTGTCAATGTTTTTGAAGTCAATGGGAATGTCAACGAACTTGGCTGCGGCTGAAGCGCGTTCGTTACTTGGAGAATTACTGAGTCGGAAGGGGTTACCTGTTGCGCCAACTCCATGGAATCCTCCGACTCCTGGATCGGTTCCAGCTCCGCTCAATCTCGCACTTCGATACGGGGTGACAGAGTCAGAACGGCAACGTCTGGTTGGGCGGGCGTTGGCTGGACCTGGGCGCGTGCTGAAGGCATTGAAAGGACCATTTGAATCTCCGACGTTCCCTCCTGGAGTAACCCCAGTGGCGAATCCATTGGTGAATCCAGATATTGTGCGACCTGAGGTTCTTGAGTCTGGATATTCAATTCTGCGAAGTGGAAGGGGTCAAACCCTTCCTTCGTCGGTGAGTCGGGCGGTGCGAGTCGCCAATGATGTGCCATTCCCTGAGATTACCAATCTTCCTCCAATTTCTGGTGGGTCTGGTCGTCTTGCGTCTGAGACACCTGTGCTTCGGGCGTCTGGGTACTCAAACTCGAAGATTGTTCAAGCACTCGGGCAGCGAGGGTGGTTGCCTGTGAGCTGGGTTGTTGCTGGAACAGCGGGAGAGAGAATCATCAATTTGCTGACACGAGCGGATGGGACACAGGCTCGTGTTGTGGAATCATTTTTTAACGAGATACCAGGGGCAATGAAGTGGGCTCCTGAGACAATGAAAAAGGTGAGTCGAATTTTCTATCAAAATATGTTGCGCCCGGAGGAGGAGTTTTATTCAATGTTGCAGCGAGAGGCCCCCGAGGCAGTGGGGGAATCTGTCTCGAAATTGCGTGATGTGATGGATCGAGTGTTTACCAGGTACGTTGCTGACGGGGTAATTCGTCCAGAGCAGCGGATGACAAATTATCTTCCAGTGTATCGGGATAAGTTACGTGTTGTGGCGTCTGGTGAACTTCAGATCGAACGAGGGACTGGGTACCAGCCCGTTCCTATTGAGGACTTAATTCGGGCGCGTGCTCCGGTTTCGACGCGACGTCGATCTATCATGACGCCGGAGGATTATCCTCAGAATATTCCGTTTGCGGAAACGTTGAAGCTCTATGCGACGCAATATGGTCGTCATGTGGCTGTGCGTGAAATTATGCCAGAATTAAAGGCTGCGCTTGCAGAGATCAAGGACCCTGCAATCAAGCAGTATATGGCTGAGCATGTGAACTACTGGCTTGGGGCATCCGGAAAACCAACGTCGGAATTCTGGCGACGAATGCGAGAAGTCCAGTTTGTTCGCACGATTGGGTTCTCCATTCTGTCGCCGTTTGTTAATACATTGCAGCGATTGAATACGTTTGCCGTGGTCCGTCCATCAGCATTTTTCCAGGCTCTAACGGATACACGGAATCCTGAGCGAATGGCTCTGGTACAGAAAGCTGGATTGAATATTGAAGCTGACGTTCTGCGGAAACTTGGGATTGAGGAATCTATCGAATCAACAGGGGCCGGGAAGTTTTGGGATAAGTTGGTGCGGGTCAGCGGGAAGATGTTCTCTGCATCGGAACGTGGAAATAAGACGCATGCGTTTCTCGCGGGATTGCGCGAAGGGGAAGCGCAGGGGATTGTTGATCCACGTGAGTTGACTGAGTTTGCCCGGAAGGTGATGAATGAGACACAGTTTATTCATTCACGGGCGAATATGGTTCCAAAGTTTCGAGGTGATATCTGGCGGACGGTTGGCCAGTTTCAGACATTCAGATTGAACCAGACCCATTTTATGCTCCGGCTCTTTGAAGAGGCTCAGCAAGGGGCGACAAAGGGCGAGTGGAATCGGACATTACCGTTTATCAAATTCTGGGTTCCCTCGTTGATTCTGGCTGGTGGAGCTGGGCTCCCGCTTGGACAGTGGGGGGAAGAAGAAGCGACACGGTCCATCTGGAAGCGAGCGATGACAGTTCCTGGGCTTCCGGAATTGGTGTTCGGGGTTTCATTGCAGCATCAATTGGGACTCGGGACAATTGGAGCCGAGGATTTAAACTCGTGGATGTTCTATTTGCCAGGGCCTTCGTTCGGGCATGTTCAAGGGTTGCTCGGACTTGGGTGGGGAAAATCAGCTGGTCGTGGATTTGACATGAGTACGGCGGGCCGTCCGCTGTCTCCTCAGGAACGAGCTGGGTTGATCGCACAGTCTCTTCCGGGTGGGGTGCAACTCAACCGAATTATGACAGCGTTACGGCTTGTTCAGAATGATGGACAGTTTCGTCAAGCACTCGATATGAGTGAAGCATTTGGATTGCAGCCATCAGATGGCGGGATGCTTTCGAAAAATGCCGTGGATTTGCAGCAGATCATGCTTCAGGCGGCTGGGATGCCTCCGGCGTTCCGTGAACGGGAACGCTATACTGCCGAGAGGGTGACCGGGATGGAACAGGACTTGGGCGCAGCACGGCGGAAAGCCGCAGAGTTTCTTGCGGTTGGCCGACATGTTGAAGCGATGCAGGAGATGGAAAAGTTTAATGAACGGTACAAGGATGTTCTTCCTGGGCCCGTCTATGATATTGGGCAGCAGGCGATTCGCAATGCCAAGATGCGGCGTGTGATGCCTCCAGGGCAGGTGACCCGGATGCCGGTCGGGTTACGGACTTCGGAATATGCGTTTGGTCCGCCTCCATCTCTGTGGGCCACGTTAGCCAGCGAGGTGAACCCGTGAGCCAAGTTATAAGGGTGGAATGGCAGGAGTATCATGCGGGGACAACGCGAAAAGCGCCCTGTGGACAATGTGAGACCATGTCTTCGTGGCATCCAAAGGGCTGGATGTTTCGATATATTCCAACTCCAGGGGGGGATAAGCATGCGTCCAAAGTCAAAACAGAGCGTCGGTGCCCTTCGTGTTTTGCAATGATGCTACGTGAGGGATATGCATATGGCAGAGAACGAACAGCCGATTAATGGTTCTCGGTTTCGTGTTCCAGCCATGAAGTGGTCCACTCTGGTTTTTTGCATGATCTTGGTGGTACTGGTGGGACAAACGTGGTTAGTGTGGCGAAATATTGAAGAATGGGGCATGGCACGTACGGCGCAGGCAGGCATCTCAAAGCGGGTTGCCGACGATCGAGACACGATGAAAACAAACAATGAGCGCATGTTTAACGAGTTGAAATTGCAGACCTTCAATAATGCATTGCCAACAGATGAACAGCGGCAGATGCTCGTCACGCTGTATTGGCGTCTCGATGAGGATACACGTAAGCAGATATCAGGACTTGGCTTATTGAGTTTGAAACTTCGAGGGTTGAATGTTATTGGGGAGCAGCAGTCGCAGGGGCTTCAACCCCAACGACCCCATCGGGGACTGGCACCATGACTTGGGAGGGCCGGGAATAGGTAACCACGATGGCTCAACTTGTCTTCCGGAATCCGAACGCCCAGAGCGAGAATCAGTCATACCGGCGCAACACGTACTTCTTGCGCGTCGGCGGGCTGAACTCCATCGAAGTGCGCGCCAACACGATCGGGGGTGGGCCGATGGCCGTGACAGCGGACGTCCGGTTCACCCTTGACGGCACACCGATTACCGCCTGGATCTCGAGCACGGCTGGGGTGTGGCGTGCGGCGTGTGACTGGCGCACCGTCTCGCCTGGTTCACACTGGCTCTCATGCGAGGACCTGCTCGGTCAACACGTCGCGGAGGGCATCGAGGTCACGGTGGATAACGGTGGCGGGCCCGTCGTAGGCGAGCAGGATATCTGGACCGGGCCTACGAATTATGCCTTGCGGAACAACGTCTGCTCTGTTGGCGGGGTCAAGGTTCGTTACACGCCAGGCGTCGGCCCGCGCCCCGACCCGCTCATCCCACGTGCTGGGACGCCTTACGCGACACGCCTTCCTACGTCATCGCTGTGGGTCGAGCGTATGGCAATGGCGGTCCCGAAAGACTCACTTGCGAGGTTTACCGACACGCCTGGTGGATACGTTTGTGTCAAGCCGCGCCAGGTTTACGCCTGGTTCGACAAGGCGGGGAGCATCGTGCCTGGGTTCAAAGATGGCTCGCGGAATGTAGGGAACATCGGCTACGTGTGGCAAGCCGTCGTCGATCGGAGGGACAACAGCTTCGTCGGCTGCAACGTGGGCGGGCGCATTCTACGCGTGGATCTTTCCGGGCACGTGACGACTGTCCTCGGTCGCCGGCTGAAGGCCGACCGCCTGATGCCGTACCACGACACTGTGGACTCGGATTGGTGGGCGAAGTACTCCGCGTGGCATGAGGCGCACTACGAGCAGGTCGGGATGTGGTTGGACGGGCCTGCGGGGCTCAACAAGCCGTGGTCGGTTATCCAATGCCCTCGGTGGGGTGACGACTGGTACGGCGGCGACACGTTGAACCACAGGGTGTTCTACGCGATCGAGGACCCCGCTGACCGGACCCGCCCATGGACAGCCCGCACCTACGCCGGCTCGCGCACGAAGGAGGCGGGCCACCGGGACGGGCCTCGACACCTCGCCCTCTTCAACCAGCCATGGGGCGTGGTGATGAAGACGGTTCATCCCGAGTACAGGGACGGGCTGTCGTGCGACCTCTACGTGACCGACCGCGAGAACAACTCTCTCCGCAAAATCAATGCGCAGGACGGAGCCGAGGGCGAGGGACCCGTCGAGACGGTGGTCAAGAGCATCGTCAATCCCACCAACGCCGAGCTCGGCGTGCGGGCAGACGACGACGTGTCGAGCACCCAGGAAGCCGGGCCCGCCGCGCTTGCGGCGCTCCGTGCCAAGTACCTCAAGGACGGGCCGTTCGGCGTGTGCTCCTATGTGCGCCCCGAGGCCATCGACTGGGCGGACGAGGATAAAACGGCGCTCATCACGGTCGAGCGGTACACGTTTGCCATCCGGAAGACCGACCTCATGGCCGGGACGGTCAAGACGCTTGCGACGGTGAAGGCCGACGCGAACACGCGGAACCCGGGGCTCGCCGTGGACGTGCACGGGGTGGTCGGCCCGAAGGGCGACATCTTTGTGGCGTTCTGGGGGCAGCAGCAGAACTACCGATTTTCAGCGACTGGAGAGTACAAGGGTGCGTTCTTCCCAGAGGGTCTGGCGTGGCAGGATCGGCAGCTTACCAATGGCCCGCTTGACAAGCTGATGGCGGTTCCGTATCTGTCAGCGGTCGCTATCGGGAACGATGGGTCGATCTGGGGCAACTGCACGGGAGCGGAGGCACTGTTTCGGGTTACGAAGAGGCAACCGAGTGACATCGTTCCGAATATGCCGTTGTACCTTCGCGGGCACGGGCTTTGGCATTTCGGGTCGCGGCCTGCAATCTACTCGCTGCGTGGTGCGGCATGTCAGGACCAGCTCGGCGGGCCGGTAGCTGCGGAGCTCGCTGTTCTGTCAGACGTCGAGTTCTCGGCGCTCGCAGCGAATGGGTTCGGAACGGGGACGGATATGGGAGCTGACGTTCCCGCGCTGCGTGAGTATCTGCGGCACTGCTCGGTCGGGTCGGCGATTGGGACACCCGCACCGCCCCCACCTCCACCGCCCCCTGTGGAGCCACCGGACGTGGACATCGTGACGCGCCCTGGACTCAGGATCAGGGTTAACGGAGTCGTGGTCTGATGCCTCGTAGTGAGTGGGACGGACAGGAGCGTCGGTCCTCGTTAACGATATCAGGGCCCGGGAAATGGCGGATGGTTTTTGTTGGCACGAGCGGGGCGGCTCTGTGGCTCAGTGTCGGTATTATCATTGGCTTGCTTGCGGCTCTTGGTGCCTTTATGGGGATCAGTTCATGAGCGAATCATTGTTATTGAAGTGTCCCGTGTGTACTGCTGATCAGTGGCAGCAAACACACGTGCAATGGAATGAGTGGGAATGTGTCATGTGTTTGACACAAACACGGTTAGTGGATGGCATTATGGACATGTGTCCGCCAAAAACTTTGTTACCAGGTGTCGATGATCAAAAAATGTTACGTATTTTGAATCATAGATTGGAGACATCTGATGCGCTTGATTACCGATGAGGTATTGGCGACGTTGGTTATTTGGCAAGAAAGTAGAGGAGAGCCTTATACAGGTAAGGTCGGAGTCGCCGAGGTGTTGCGAAATCGAACCAAATTAAAATATATGAGTGATGGGACGATGGCCGGAACCGTATTATGGAAACAACAATTTAGCGGAATGAATGCGGGAGATCCGAATAGAATTCCTTCATTCAAATTGGATGATCAAGATCGAGTTGTTCAAGAGTGTTTTCGTGCGTGGGAGGATGCGTGTACTGGATCGAATCGTGTTCGTGGGGCTGTTCATTATTTGAATGTGAAACTGACAAAGGTTCTTCGTGGTGGTACACTACCACTATGGGCGGCTAAACCTGGGGTACCCGGTGAGCTGAATGACGCATTGGTTTTAGCAGTGATCGGGAATCACACGTTTATTCGAGCATTGTAGGAGGCAGGGATGGGTGATTCTGATTTCGTCGGACGTCTCTTTGGACAGCCCGGATCAATGCGCCAGCAACGGCGTGCTACGGGTCCACGACCGTGGGAACAAAGAAATATTGCGGGTGTTTCTGGTGCAAATCAACCTGACTTTGCCCCTGGGAATCCAGGATTATGGACGCCAGGATCTGGTCCAGCAGGCAGTCAGACGTATCATCCGTTTAATTTGACGCCAGCCGTTCCACAACCTGATGTCACTGGGTGGAATCGTCAGTCGCCTCCGCAGTTGTTTTGGCCGAATCGGGATGTGAATCAGTTCCCTGTCTGGCCGTATCCAGGGCCGTCTCTAATTGAACCCCCAGTGGTTCCACCTCCTGGTGGCGGAACAGCACCGCCTCCCGGTGGGACGATTCCACCTGGGTATCCGCCCGGCACACCACCAGGGGTTGTTGGGTCATATCCGCCCAGTGCATTTGGTCCGCAACCAGGGCCATCAACTGGAGCTGGAGGGGATACTGGCGAGGATTCGTCCGGACCGCCCGGAGGTGGTGGGACTGGTGGCGGATTTGGATTCGGCGGGTTCTCAGTCTCTCCAAACTTTTCAGGGCGAGGAATTAGTTTTGGTGGAGCGTTAGGACAAGGACTTGATGCGTTAGGTCTTGGCCCTGTTGCAAGCAACGTTGCGAATGTGGCGTTATCGGTGTTGGGAGGACCGTTTGCTGGAATTGTCAATGCCGGATTGGGCGGAATTATTGGAGGTGTTCGTGGGTATAATGCAATGCAGAATTTGAATTTATTATCTATGCTTGCTCGGGCTCCACGTTCAAGTGTGGGAGATGTTGATCCGAATATTGGATTAACTCCGACGCTTAATGATCTTGCTGTTCAAGCGGAGCATGGAGGAACAGGAGAAACGGGACCTCCGGGAATTGATACAGGAGTCACTGGGCCAACAGGTGTGACGAGTGGACAATCAGGCGAACCTGGTGGCCCTCCTGGGGATGTGGGAGTGAGTGGTGGTGGGGGTTCTGGGGGCGGTGATGGGCCTGGGGGCGGAGGTCCAGGCGGTGGGGGTGGCGGCGCAGGTGATGCGAGTTCTGGTCCAGGAGATCCTGGGGGGCCGTTTCATCGTGGTGGGATGATTCCAAATCGTGGGATGTCACAGCTTGAGACCGTTCCGATTACGGCTAAAGAGGGTGAGTTCGTGGTTCGCCCCGAGGCAGTGAGGAAGTTTGCTCCGATCCTTGAGTGGATGAATAACGCACCGAGCCAGGCCAGTCCAGAGCATCTCATTCGATTGATTGCGATGGCAAAGACAATGGATCAGCATCGAGGGCGTGCCTAATGGTGGCTGCGTGGATATTAATTATTACGTTGTCACTCCCATCATTTGGTGGGCCAATCGTGATTACGGTGACGACACAGACAAAGGCAGGGTGTGAGAAATTCCGGAGTATGGTCGTGAAACAGTTTCAAGAATTGCTGATTCCAGATACGGGACTCAGTAAGTGCCTGGAGATCATCCCGTAGCGCCTCTGTACGGGCCACAGTTGGCTCAGGAGCGACGATCAGTGATAAACCAAGGGGATGATAGCCTCCCACGGTTGATTGGCATTGGTGGGGCCTCTGGGTCAGGGAAGGATGTCGTGGCCTCTTACTTGGTCGAACATCATGGATATACTCGCCTTGGATTTGCCGATGCGTTGAAACAGGAAGTCATTAAGAAGTTTCGAGGGACATTGATTGTTCATTTGTTTGATGTTGGTTGGATCTATCCTTCTGATCCACCTGATACTGTGCAACAAGCCTTACAAGAAATTGTCTGGCGTCATCGGACGCCTCTGGTTCGATGTTTATTACAGGAAATGGGGACGAATGTTCGACGGGCTGACGATCCAGGATACTGGGTGACCCGGTGGTCTCGACAGTGGCATCAGATCAAAGCATCGGTACGGGTAGTTGTTCCAGATGTGCGATTCGAAAATGAATGCTCGGTGATTCGTGAACAAGGCGGGATATTAATTCGGGCGGTGCGTCCAGCTCATTGTGAACCTGAGTTGATCCATACGCATGTCTCTGAACATTTGGCAACATCGGATGGCATGTGGGATTTGACACTTCACAATACTGGGACATTGAAAGAGTTTCAGGCACTAATCGCGGTAGAGCTCTTGAGTAAGATGAAAGTATCGGCAGGCATCCCCAAAGAGTAGTTTCTGTCCAAAGCGAGCCACCCACACGGGGTCACCCTGACCGATGTAGGCGGCATAATCTCCAATCGTTCCTTCCACCAGTACAATCGTAAGGGTGCACGTCTCTCCATCTTGTTTTGGGTAGTATTCAGCCGTTTGACTGATGATTTTCGGATTCATTTTTCAGACTGTCTGTCAGAACTAAATTCGGCACAGTCTTGCTCATTCGTCGTAGGGTCGCAACAGAAATGTGTTCTGTTCAAGTGTTGAACCAATAAAGAACTTTGGTAATCGCTAACGTTTTCACTGCTAACTGATATTTTTTCATTGCATAATGTGCATTCATAGCTGTAGCATGCGCCTCCTTCAATTGCATACACGCATACCCATTTAATCATTGATAAAGGCTCCCTTGAATGCCCACAGGGACCCACGGCGGGAAAGATGCCGACGTGTGCGTTCCATCATGAGCGGTTTTGTCCGACGTTCTTTAGTGCGACGGTCTTCAATGATGCGAATTCCAGGTTGATTTTCAAAGTGCTGAGCCAGCATGGTTGTAACGGATGGGTTGTACCGAGGAGCGACGAAAAGAATCACGGTGGTCTCCCTATTATGTTTTGTTTAGATTTAATCGTTGTCGGGCTCCGTCCCAGCATTCTTGTATGTCTTCAATCGGCATGAGGCAGGCGGCAAGTTCACGAAACTGTTCTTCGTTGCCGTGGCGGGCTAATTCTACGAGTTCTTTTGTGGTGTTATCATCTGTGATTCCATCGCGTTGTTCCATACAGGGAGGACATGGGCAAAAGACGAATGTTGGTTCAGCTACAGGTGGCCACTCATCATCTAACAACGTAATAACAAGGGGCACCAAGTTCAGAGGAAACAAAGTATTCATAATTGTTTCGTGTGTTTCTTCTACCGGTGGCATTCTTTTGCCTCCCTTTTACTTTTACGTCCACGTTTGATTCCTATGTTCAGAGCTTCTATTGGTGTTGGGGGATGCATGCCAAAGATTGGATGTCTGGTACGAAATAAACGGTTGACACGTTGTTGTACTTCATCACTGAAATATCCGGCGTAATATCCAAGGTTTTCTCGTTCAATGGCTTCAGCTTTTTCTCTGGACGTTCCATGGAGCATATTATGCTGGACGCATGCTTCAAAGTAGGCATCAGCATCATCTTGTGTTTCAATCTTCATTGCCGGATTGTACTTATCACAGTAGGTAATAACTTTGGGAAGTGTAATGGCTATCATTATTTCTTCTCCTGTCTTTTTTCTTGTGTATTGTCCATGGCTTCCATGAACCATTCATGGTTAGTTCCACGGCGGATGATGAAGCTTCCAAGGGAATCCTCATGCTCAATGCAGTATCCGTATTTATGACACACGTCTACAATCTCCTGAAGGAATTTATCTAATTTCTTATTCTGAACATATTTCAGTTTTGTTGGGGACCAATGTTTTTGCATGCGTTATTCTCCTTTCATGTGTGGATGAATGGTTTTTGAGAGCCCCAGCCATAGCTCCACGTCGGCCATGACATAGCTGGCTGCGTTTCGATGGCCTTGGCACGGGATATACGCGGTGTCTCCAAGTCGGCAAGTGTCTGGATCGCCCAGGCACATCGCAAGTGCAAGGACATCAGGGTCAACAAGTTGCTGCCGCATCCACTCCCGCACAGCGGTGGCGAGGGTATCTGTCAAGGGCATCCAGTCGTCGCAGTCATGCGGAGCCGCAGTGTCAGCGCAGCATCGGGCGGGGTGAGCCACAGCAGGTTGCCCACATTTTTTGCACAACACCTTCGCCAGCGCGACCTCGAGGGAGTCAGTCGGCGGAGTCATCGGTGGCACCAGCACTTGCAGTGACGCCACCTGCATGTTTGGCAGTGGCACCAGGAAGGCTTCATCCCTTCTCTCCTCGCGCCTGAATGGCGGTGAGCAACTCGCCGAGCTGAATTGCGTCCTTTCGACTCAGGAACCCGGAGAACCACAGATTTTTCGGCCATTCCTCCTGTTCGCTCATGCGGATCAGAATTTCTATGACCGCCCGCTCCTCTCGCCTCGCTTCCGAGGCGAGTAGATCTACGCGGCCAAGCACGTCCTGCGCGCTGATCCCACCCGCGTCTGCCCCGAGCAGCCCAAGCCCCCGGTGGATCGCGGCGAGCATGGCTGCCCCGTTTTCCGCCTCGCGCTTCCAGTGGGCGCTTGCCTCCTCGGCGAAGGTGCGGAGGGCAGTGGCCAGCTTCCCGGCGAGTTCATCCGCGACATCTTGTACGTCCCTAATGGCTCCGATCCACTCAAACGTGTCCCAATCAAACCAGGTGCCGGCGATGTCGATCCCGAGATGGCCGTCGCCGTCCGACAGCACCCTGACGAGTCGCTGCGCTAGCTCGTCCGCTCGGTCACTCATCGCGTCCCTCCTCGATTTTCTTTATATCTGGTTGAGGTTCGAGCCATTTCGTAAGAAGCCAGTTTCGCAGGCTTCCACAGCATGGACACGGAAGCATGGAAAGGAGGTAGAGTTGTTCACAGTCCAGGCAGATAAGTGTATTGTCAAGGGGTAATGTATTGGTGTTCATTACGGAGCGTTCTGGATCGACATGGATTCATGCGTGAGTGAATCATGTTTGATCTCCTGTTGCACTGGCGGTGTTAGGTGCTCCGCAGGCGGAGAAGGTATTGAAAGTAACAATCCAATTGCATTGAGGGCAATGATCGCCCAATTGACAGCTTCCAGGATTCCCATGGTTGGTTACCTCGGTCTCTTGGTAATGCGAAATGGTGTTGTCCCAGAAACGATGGCTCCGTAGTGATCGCGGGGTGGGGTCTTCTTTGGGGCACATCTGGAGTGTACTTGTCCTTGAGAAAGTGTGTGCTGATTTATCCCAGGCTTATTCTTGAGTACGTATCCTGCGCGCATGACCAGAGTTTGTAATGACTTATTTGATAGAATGATATTGACTTTGTCAAAATCAACCACTTGGACCATGTGTTCCATCTCCTTGGGGATGTAGGCTCGTTTTCCAGGATCGAGAATGAGGAGTGTTGTGTTCATTGGAGTTGTCTCCGTGTATGAAGTTGAGCGTAGCGAATGAGCAGATCTGCCAGTGAGGCGATGCGCTCGTGACAGATACATTCGCACAATCCAGCGAATTGAGGATCAAGATTTGGCATGATACAACAGGCACAGTCCTGTGTTCCATCACCGGTCCCATCCCAGCACAGTAACCAACGGTGTGTCTCTGTGGGACCTTTCCGTTTTGCGTCAAGGAGATCGTGAGCCCATTTTTCAATGAGTTCTATGGCTTGTTCACGGTCTGTCATTTTTGATCCTTGTTAGGGTTTGATGAATCGTGGTTTTGTCAGTTCGGATTGTGCTCCTCCTTCCTGGTCTTTTTGTTGGTCAATATATTCATCAAGATCTTGGGTGAAGAACTCAGCGGCTGCCGTTGTATTGAGACAACTGTCTACGAGTGCCCGTTTCTTTGCCATTTTCAAGGTGGTGTTGTGTGTGAGGTCTGGAGAAACTGCTCGGTCTTTGAGACGCATCTCTCTTCCAGACCAGATCAGGGATGAGCATGAGCCTAATCCGTGTCCTTGTACTTGTTCTCGACGGCTCACTTTGGCTTTGATCACGAGAGTGTACTTGGCCCCGGGGTCAAGTA